ACGGCGACCCAGACAATCACCATCCAGAGGCCCTAACTCGCGCCATGAAGATGACCGGTGGGTACTTGTCCTATCTGCGTGAGAACGTGGTAGATCTATTGAGTCGCGTAGAGTCTCCTCGTCGTCGTACCTGTGCTGCTTATGGTAAGTTTACGGCCTATATGCGTGCCAGACCGGTTAGGGGAGTGGACGACAACGAGGTGGACCGGGAGTTTGGGGCTAGGCTGGGCAAGCAAATGGCTCGCCTGGCTCATGTGCTAGCTGTCACGCTAAATAGTCCAGGTCTCAGTGGTGAGCCGATGCGTAGGGTACGCAAGGTGGCTCTGGATACCAGTCGTGGAAAGACGTTGGACTTGGTGCAGGCTATCTACGAATCAGGCGAGGAAGGCCGTGCGGCTAAATCACTGTGCGTCGAGGTAGGACAAGGTCAAGCAGACTGTAGGCGTATGCTCAGGTTCTTGCGACGGTTAGGGGTGATTAAATCGTTCAAGCGCGAAGGACATTCTGGGGAGTTCTGGATACTGTCGCCCATGTTTACTAGGCTGTACCGAAAAGTAATGGAGAATTGATTTTCAACAACCACCCCTATATACTACGTACTTACGTACTTACGTAAACGGAGTTACCCGGTATTATTATAATGAGTAGCTAGGTTTATGTAAAGTGCGATTTTAGGGATTAGGGTAAGGCCCTATGGCGTAACGGGTTAGGTAACACAAGGGAGCGACTATTATGGGTAGCGATAGGATAAATTTTGCCGTCTCTGAGGATGTAGTTAAGGCTGCGATAGGTGTCTGCGAGGCCTTGACGATATACTTAACCGTGAAGGCACGCCGCGATCAGGTAGAAACCGATATGATGGAGATAGATCTGGAAGACAGGCGGATAGCCAGAAAACTTAATTCCGCCAATCATCGCGGGTTTCATGAGCAAAGAGAGGGATAATACGGACGCTGCGTTCTAACATCGAGATCTAGTGGTTTGGCATCAAACAAGGAGATGAGTTATGAAGATTGAACTGGAACTAGATAACGGCAAAGTCGCGTTCCGGGTGCACAAGGACGACGTGCTGTTATTCGCGACCGTCGAGGACTTCGCCAGCATTCAGAAGGCTGTGGCGGAACTCAATGCGGCGGAGGAAGCGGCCGAGGAAGCGGCCCAGAAGCCGGTACCACCCGTCCACGATGAGGATGACCACACGCCGTTCAAGCACGATATTGGCGGCAAACTCGTGTGGTGCTGTCCGGTGATCTTTGCCAAGCCGTACCAGCCTATGATGTTTTTGCATCCAGCAAACAGTTCTCATCTAGGCTACGTTGATATGGCGCGCTCATACCGTGGTTTTATTGGGTTGGCTAACGCCGATGAGAATGGTTGGCCGGAGATGATCTTTCCAAGTAGTAAGGATGTCTCGTTCGCCCTCAGGTCGCATTTCAGCGAAATCAGGTTCGTGTGCTTCGAGATTGATTAAAAGTTTAGCCTAGGCTAAATATCTTAGCCTAGGCTAAGATAATGTACGGGGAGGGTAATTGGGGTTAATGGAAATGATGGAATCGTTGACTCATAGGATGCAGACTTTTGCTGTTGAATACTGCTTGGACCATGATGGTAAGAAGGCTGCGATTAGGGCTGGATACAGTGAACACACTGCTGCTGTGAGGGCCTGTAAATTATTGAAACATCCAGGGGTGAAGTTACTGATCGACAGGTTGGACAAGAAGTCTCGTGATGACTTTGAGATCCAGCGTTATGAGATCCTATACCATCTATGGGCTTGTGCTACCAGGGATGGCCGCAACCTAGTTAATGACCGGGGTGAGTTACTTTCCCCTCAGGAGATCAAGAACCTGCCTGATAGCGTAGGGCTAGCCATCGACAGCATCAAGCAGAAGGTGATCAGGAGATGGACTGAAGATGACGGGACTGAGGTGGACATTCTGGAGACAGAGATTAAGCTAGTGTCTAAGGCTGCTGCTATTGAGATGGCTATGAAGCACAAAGGACTGTTTGAGTTGGACAACGCACAACAGAAACATGTGACCATTGACTTTGACCAACTGTTCAAGGACCAGCGGCACACGATAGACGTAGACTCGATCGAGGAACGCTTAAGGATAGAGGAGCAAGGTTGAGTACTGCACTGCAAGATGATCTGATGGCGGTCGTGGACCCAATGCAGTTGAAGGATCTGCTATGGCCGGATGTAACGTTCTACAGGCAGCAGAAGCAGATTATCTACAGCGTATGGGACGATGATGAGACGGTGGTCACTGCGGGTAATATGCTGGGGAAGGACTTCGTGGCGGGATTCATAGCATTAGCGTACTTCCTCACCCGTAACCCGTGCCGTATTGTAGCTACCAGCGTAGTAGATAAGCACCTTGATATCTTGTGGGGGGAGATACGAGATTTTATCAAGATGTCTAAATTCTGCTTAGAGTCGGGAAAGGGAGGACCACTATGGGTAAACCACCAGCACATCCGTAAAATACACAACGGTGAAGTGTGTACAAAGAGTTTTATCAAAGGCCAAGTTGCGAAAGACGGCGAAGCTCTTCAAGGGGCACACCTAGCTACTAACAGTATGGTGCATCATCCTAAGAATCTGTTTATCTGCGATGAAGCTAGTGGTGTGATGGACAACTATTACACCATGGCTGACACTTGGGCGCACCGTAAATTGATATTTGGCAACCCATGGCCATGTACCAATTTCTTCTATCGTGCGATCAAGGGCAATCCTAAGACTAAAGACCCTGGTGGTAGTTTGCCCAGAGTAATAGGTAGAGGGTTGCATCGCAGAGTAATACGCATTCGAGCCGTAGATAGCCCAAACGTACGATTAGGGCTGGCCCAAGAACGTAGGGGAGAAGTAGCTACTGGTGAAAATCTGGTAGTCGGGGTAAAACCCTATCACAAATACTTACAGGAATTAGAAAGCTGGGATGAACACCAATTATGCGTTAGTCATGGCGGGGACTTCTACGAAGGCGGTGAGATCAAGCTGTTCCCCCAGGAATACCTGAGGCTGGCTCACGACAGGGCGGAGGAACTGATCAAGCTGTATGGGCTTAAGCGCACTGGAAGATCGTTAGGCATAGACCCCGGTGAAGGTAGTGCTAACACAACATGGACGGTAGCAGATAGCCTTGGCCTTATCAAGCAGATCCAGCGCAAGACCAAGGACACTAGCCAGATTGTCCACGAGACGATTGCCATAGCGCGAGAATACGGAGTTCCTTTTGAGAACGTGGTATTTGACCGCGGCGGTGGTGGCAAGCAGTTGGCTGATATGATGCGTAATATAGGGTATAATGTACGCACAGTGGGATTCGGTGAATCTGTAACTCCAGACAAGCGCCGAGGTATGGTAACATTAGATCGTAGGAAGCTGGAGGAAGAGGATCGGTTTAGCTACGTCAACCGCAGGGCTGAAATGTACGGGTTGCTTGCTAGGGCGATAGACCCCGGGGAAGGGCAGGTGTATGGAATACCTAAAGAGATGACCGATCTAATCGATCAACTGAAGGTGATACCCAAGTTGTACGACAACGGCAAGCTGTGGCTGCCTCCCAAGCACAAGAGTCCCAAGACTGACAACAGCAATATGAAGACGATGACTGAGTTGGTGGGCCACAGTCCAGACGAGGCCGACAGTGCCGTGATGGCATACTACTGTATCATCCATAAGGCGTACAAGCCCAGAGCAGGAGTGTTGTAATGGTTGAAGTGCCCAGATTAGTTAGAAACTTGGACGCTAGAGTTACGGTCCTTAGTGTACTACCAAACTTCTCAATGGTGTACAACGCGGTAGTCAATGGGAAGCCCGCTATTACAGACGGGCGGTTCCTAGTCATTACGGAAGATGCCCCTCGCGAGTTGGTTAAGCAATTCAACAAGATCGGCGTGGCCTCATATGGCGTGGCCTCATATAAGGTATACGACGGGAGTCGGTTTTTTGATGCCAGCAAGGATAAGCCACTATCGATTGTCGGGTATCTTATACGGTATAATAAATACACTATATGTGCTGTTTTATCAAATGATAGATTAGGAATCAAAATCAACGCTGACTGTTACAGATTTTTTGCAAAGAAAGGGTTTACGTTTTCAGCAAACCTGGATGATACAGATGGGGTTGTTCGCATATTAAAAGGTAAAGAGCCTGTAGCAGTGATAAAGGCGCTATGTGTGGATGGGGAATCACCATCATTCCTGATTGGCCCGTGGCTGAAGTTATTAGAGGATGAAGAGGATGAGTAAAGACTACATAAAACCTTGCCTAAAGTGCGACAAACCGTTTGATGCCGAGCACCAGTATAATAGGGTATGCCCTAAGTGTTCGCAGGTCAACCATCGGATTAGAACTCCGAGGAAATCAACCGCGGCACCCAGCAACCGAGGCAATTGCAAGGTGATATGATGGCTACGACTGTAGTGAACCTGCGAAGGTCAGAATATGACGTGTACATAGGACGAGGTTCCAAGTGGGGTAATCCATTCCGTATAGGTGTGCACGGCAGCAGGGATGAGGTGATTGCCATATACCGCGAGTACGTGCAGCGGATGCATGACTTGATGAATAGTTTGCATGAATTAAAGGGTAAGAGGCTGGGATGTTATTGCTACCCGCTACCTTGTCATGGAGACGTACTGAAGGAATTAGCTGATGCGGATAAAACTTGACTGGAGAGCCTACTTTGACAGGTTTGTGGAGGTGCATGGTGAGCCAGTGGAATTCGATAACTACTTGTTATTCCACGACGGCTGGAGGTACGGCAAGTTGCGATATAACGGACCGGAGTTATCGCCCCCAGAGGATGAACGAAAGCTGAAGGCGCTCAAGCGGGTCTACTGGACAGTATTAATGAGCAAATTGACTAAGGAGGCGGAAGAACTACGACAGCAGGTACGGGGTCTGGAGGATTGGAATAACTGCACCAGTCTACCCCTGCAACAGCGCGTGATGATCAGCACGGAGGACGAGTACGGCAAGATGTACCGTAAGTGGGGTGAACCAACAGAGCTCAACCTTACAGCTATGAAGATCAAGCTGGAGGAACTAGACCGCTACATCGGTGAGTGCATGGTGCAGTTAGGGAGTATCAATAAATTGAATCTACAGGGCACAGAAGAGGAAGTGAGATGATCGAGACTGTGATCAACCGTGAGATACCTGACCCGATCGTGCAAGCTAGGTTCACCCAGTTGCAGGCTAAAGTAGAGCAGGTGCTGAACTATCGCACCACGTTCAGCCGATTAACTGGAGGTACGGAGGGTACTGACCCGCGCAGGGATGTACAGGATGAATGCGGCCACCCCAAGACCGAAGACATTCAACTGACAGATTACCAGCACCTGTACGACCGCAACGGGGTAGCCAAGAAGGCTAATGACCTGTATCCCAATCACTGTTGGCAGGTTCACCCCACCGTCTACGAGGATGAGGACCCAGAGAAGGTTACCAAGTTCGAGAAGGCGGTCGCCGACCTGGGTAAGGAACTTAACGGGGAGAGCTGGTACAAGAATGACGAGGGCAGCCCGTTCTGGGAGTACATCAAGCGAGCTGACCGTCTGTGCGGAATTGGACACTACGGAACGATTTTGGTTGGAGTGTCAGGAGAAGAAGGTAAGGACCTGTCACAGCCACTGGCTAAGAGCAAGAAACCCCGGGAACTGATTTACGCTAAGGTGTTTACCGAATTGCAGTCACCGGTCAAGCAGTATGACAAGAACAGCAGTAGTCCCCGCTACGGGATGCCTGAGGTGTACCAAATGCAGTTTGACGACGTCAGCGAGATAGGCTACCGATCCGACGTTAGGCCACTGCAAGGTAGCGAGGATGTACACTGGACCCGAGTGATCCATGTAACTGATGAGCTAGGTAGTAGTGAGGTGCAACATATCCCAAGGCTATTGGCCAGCTACGACCGGTACACTGATCTTGGCAAGCTGTATGGAGGCAGTGCCGAGATGTATTGGAAGGGAGCATTTCCTGGATTTCATTTCGGCACGCATCCCCAATTAGGTGGTGATGTGGAGGTAGACGTAGATAGTATGAAGTCTATGGTAGAAGAGTGGCTCAACGGACTACAGCGCTCTGTGATTACTAGTGGCTATGCAGTAGATAGCCTGAGTCCTCAGGTAGTAGACCCCACGCCACAGATCAATACCCATATCGAAGCTATTTGCATCGAGAAAGATTGCCCCAAGCGTATATTTACAGGTAGCGAGCGTGGTGAACTAGCCAGTAGCCAGGATAGCGACCACTGGGATAAGGTAGTAGACGCCAGGCGACGCAACCACCTGACCCCTAGGTTAATAGTGCCGGTAGTCAACCGGCTGGTCTGGCTGGGAGTATTGCCGGTTCCCTCCCAGGGGTTTGGCGTGGAATGGCCGGAGGTGGAAAAGCTGTCGCCTATGGATCGTGCTAAGATGGCACTGCTGCTCACTCAGGCTATTGCGGCATTCTTAGCTGGCAACGGGGAGATGGTACTGCCGTTGCCATCCTTCTTGACGCTAGTGCTGGGATTCACGGCCAAAGAGTCCAGTGCGATTATTGAGGTGCTAGAGAGCGACGATAACCAAGATATCCACAGACAGGAAAAGGCCAGAGCCGATGAGCTACAGCAACAGCAGCAGTCCAATATGCCGCAGGATCGACCCGAGGGACTGGCGGACGTGGCCCGATGACCTTTGCCGTCGTATACTGGTAGACTACGGTGCCGGTGAGCTGGTCAAGGATATAGCCGCAAAGGAGGGAATCGACCTGGTGACTGCTGGGAAGTTTTTGCGCAGTGCAGGCGTGGATACCAGAAATAACGCCAGTATCCAGTCAGCACCGTCCGGCAAGCTGGACCTGGAGCTGCGATCTGTTATTGCCAAGCAGTTTCGCGGTGCTCATATCAGTGACTGGGATTTCGACGCGCGTACTAAGTCTGTGGAGGCCGGGTTGAGAGCCGTTGCCGATAAGTGCAATGTGGAGTACACGGTAACTAGATCCATGTACATGTCCCTGGGTAGGATAGAATGGGTGAGCCTGGTGTGTAATGCTGACCGCGAGGATCTGATCCCCAGTAAGGAATTACGGTCCAGACTGTTAGTGGAGATCACCTCGGCAATAAGGAGAGCCCTAGATGCCAGTGAATCCATGTAGCGTAGACGGAGTGTCTGGATACCGATGGGGTGAGCACGGTAAGTGCTACACAGGTACTGGTGCTAAGGCCAAGGCATCCATGCAGGGCAGAGCCGCGAGGGCCAGTGGCTGGACTGGTAACATCCGGAGGTCCGTCACGGGTATAGACCCTACCCGCACCAAGACCCTGCGCAAGGCGTTCGAGCGTGAGGTACTGCGCAGGATCAACTACGTCAAGCGCATGATAACGGAAGAGGTGGCTATACTGGATGGGTTCGGCCTAAAGCGTACGACCAACGCTACGTCCGATATTACGACCAATGCCCGCTTTCAGTTTTCTAGTACCGTAGCCCAGGTGGATGCCTTTGAGAAGTACATCCGAGATCAACTCGGAGTATTGGCCAGTCAGGCAGAAGACCAATACTGGCAGGAGTACATCCGTCAAGGATACGAGAAGGGGGCTGGCCGCGCGTTCAGCGATGTAAACCAGGCTAAGCGTGCCAATGCTTTCGGCAGCGACACGGCCATGGCCCACTACGAAGGCACTAGGGAGGAATTTCTACGTAGTTCGTTCGCTGCTCAGGAAACAGTGGAGAAGGTCAAGCTGCTGGCCAGCCGTACCTTCACGGACCTGAAGAACGTGGAGGAAGCTACTGCTACTTCCCTCAGGAGGGTACTGACCGACGGACTGGTCAAGGGTGACAACCCCTGGACGATAGCCCGCGAGTTGAACAAGACGGTGGATAGTATCGGCAAGAACAGGTCGCTGATCATAGCCCGCACGGAGATTATCCGAGCCCATGCCGAGGGGCAACTGGACGCCTTGGAGCGAATGGGCGTGGCGGAGGTAGGAGTCCAGGTTGAGTGGTCCAGTGCTGGTGACGACCGGGTGTGCGAGCAGTGCCAGCCGCTAGAGGGCCAGATATTCAAGATCACTGACTCGCATGGGGTGATCCCTCTCCATCCACAGTGTAGGTGCGCGTGGATACCCTATACCGAGAGCGTGACTAAGGGACCGGTACGAGGTTAACAATGGATCGGCTGAGACCGACTGAGCAGGCGATATTTGACGTGCTGAGTGACGGCAGGCTGCACAAGCGGGACGACCTAATGGCTTGTCTGCTGGACCCGCTGGCCGAGCGGTTGCATCTACAGAAGCACATCAGTTCATTACGTAAGAAGCTGCCTACCGACCTGATCATCGACGCCGTAGCTCGTGACCATACCATATGGTACCGCCTGGCTCGTAGGTACAACGGTCACAATGATGAGTAGCTATTACCCTCTTAAATTATGGAGTAGCTATTAGAACCTAATAAGGTGGGCTAGAGTTTTACAGAACGTAGCCTGAGGTAATGATATTGCGGTATGCTACCGCAGCACCTCAGGGACTACGTGATGGAAAAACTGGTCGCTAATCTGACAGGACGTGCCAAGCGCCAGACCTACCAAGGTCGTGAATACCTGGTTGCACCAGCCACACTGATTGTCCCCGGGGTGCTGAACGGTAGCCAAGGTCCCCTCTTCTACCCTGAGGAAGAGCTGCAGCTCAACCCGGTTGCATGGGACGACTTACCCATCATCGTCTACCATCCTGCTAACAACACCAGCGGTCGCAAGACCGACGTGCTGGACAGGCAGGGGATAGGACGCATCTATAACACCCGCTACTCTGGCGGGCTAAAAGCCGACTTGTGGTTTGAAGAGGACCGCGTCAAGGCGGTCGACCCCAGGGTCTACGATGCCTTACTCAACGGCACCAGCATCGAGCTGTCTACCGGCCTGGGCGTGGATCAGGAGAATGCTCCTGAGGGTAGTGTCCACAACGGCGTGGAGTACACCGCTGTAGCCCGCAACTACAGACCGGACCATTTGGCTATTCTGCCCGACCAGGTGGGTGCGTGCTCACTGAAGGACGGCTGTGGTGTGTACAACGAGCAGAGTATGGATGACCTGCGCATGGCCATAGACTCCGCTGTGCGTGAGAGGTATGGCAATGCTAGTAGTACAGAGAACGACGTGTGGGTGGTGGACGTATACTCTAACTACCTGATTTACCGCAGCGGCGAGGGTCTGTATCGCATAGGGTACAGCACCCCAGATGGTAAGATCACAATAGCTGACGCCGATCCGGTGGAGGTGCGCCGCAAGACGGAGTATGAACCTGTGTCTAACTTGGACGGCCAGGTTGGCTCGTCCGATTCACTCTTGAATAGGGAGCCAGATATGGCCAACATGAAGCCCGAAGAGCGTAAGACCATCATCGATGGTCTAATTAGCAACAGTTGTTGCTGGGATGAGAAGGATCGACCGGAGTTGGAGGCAATGACCGACAACCAACTGCGGCGTACCAAGGAGGCCGCTGACAAGGCGGTGGAGAACGAACAGATACTCACTGCTGCCGAGAAGGGATTCAATGATGGCAGGGACGAGATCAATTTTAACCGCGAGAAGCGGGAGTGGGCACGAACAACCAAGGAGACGCCAGTGGGAAACCAGGCAGCAGTACTCAGCGATGAGGACAGAGCCACATTGAACGCCGCTAAGGTGATCGTGGAAAACGAGGCCAAGCGACAGGCTGAAGAGAAGTCCGGCATTATAAGCCACATTCTCGGCAAGTACGCTGAAAACGATAGGGCGAAGCATAAGGCAGCTCTTGAAACGATGAACATCGACCAGTTGAGAGCTGCGTCGGGGTTGATTCAGGAACAGCCAAACCGTTACGTGGGCCAGCCCTATGACACTCACAACCAACAGAAGTTGGACCAGACCGACATGTTGGTCGAGCCCGAACCTGAAGAGTATATTGTCAATAATGTCATCAAGAAGTGATGGCCAGTACCAAAACATCAGTATAAGGAGAATGGCCCATGCTGGGTACAAAAGTTTTGATCACCGGAGAGCCCAAAGGACGCGTGATAAACGGTATTGTTAGCGGTACCCCGAGTCCTGGAACTATTATGCAGATCGCTAATGCCGTGGAACCAGTGTCCGGCCGCTACACCTGGGAAGTGTTTGATCAGGCGGCAGATGGTGACCGTCCTAGCGGACCGGTTGCCGTGCTCCTGGAGAAGGGCGAGGGGTACGATTACAGTACAGCGTACGAGGATGGCTATGACTGCCGGGTGTATATTCCACTACATGGTGATGAGTTGAATATGCTCGTGGCAGCCAGTGGTACCGCCACCAGTGATGCACAGGCCATCGGCGATAAGTATATCATCGAAGACGGTACTGGCCTACTGATTGCCACAACTGGAACGCCGGAATGCGAGCCGTTTACGTGCATGGAAACGCTTACCGACGTGGTAGCTGCCGGTACCATGACTCATGTGATCTTTACGGGCTTCTGATCCTACTGGGATCACCAGCTATAACCATACACGAGGAGAAAACAATGACCCCAGTATCAGACTACTTGATTGACGGCCAACCCCACGGGGACTTGGCCAATGAGTTTGCCGACAGCGGTTACAATAGCGGCGTCTGGCGACCCTACCTGGACCGCAATGGCAACAAGTGCGTTACCGTCAATGTTGGTAAGCAGTACGATCCCACTAAGGGTCGCGAAGTTCCGACACGTGAGAAGATGACATTGCGTGAAGCAAGGTTCCGCGGTTATGACGCGCCTACATTGCACGTTAGCAATGCTACGATTCTCCGCAAAGATGAATGGATCATGTTTGACCGCGTGGTAGTAGAATCATCTATGCAGAGACTGCGGGCATGGTCGGACCTGGCAGCGGCCAACACGATGACGCTCGACGGAATGAGTAATGAGATGCTGGAGCACGAGACCATTAATGATCCCGGGCAAGCCAGCGTGGATATGGATGGACTCAGCGACGGCACGGCAGATGGGGTGCTCTACCAGCTAGAGGGGATGCCCCTACCGTTCACCTATGAGTCCTTCTTCATCCCAGAGCGTAAGCTGGCCGTTAGCCGTAAGAACGGCAAGCCGCTTAGCACGCTGATGGCCAGCATCTGCGGCAGACGTGTCGCTGAGGTTATTGAAAAGACTACCCTAGGTGTACTCGCAGGCATGCTCTATGGTACGAGCACTAACTACAGCCGAGCGCCTCAGGTTACCGGCTATACCAATCACCCTGCCCGCAATACGGCCACCCTCACTACGCCGACAGGTAGTAACAGCTCTACTACGGTTAGCGAAGTGTTGGCTATGCGCACCACCCTGTACGATGACGGGTTCTATGGGCCGTTCGTCTGTTACAACGGTACAGACTGGGACCGGTACCTGGACGACGATCACTTCAAATACGTGACCTCCGGTGGTGCTGCGCCGACCGGTACGCTGCGGCAGCGTCTGATGCAGATTGAGGACATTACCGCCGTGCGTAGGGCGGACTACCTTACACCAACTTTAACCGGTGGTACATTTGACTTTGTCATGGTCAGCCTCAGTCGGCCCGAGGTGTGCCGAGCAATCGTCGGTATGCCCATCAAGGTGCTCCAGTGGCCCAGCCGCGGCGGGGCGCAATTGAACTTCAAGGTAATCTGCATTAAGGCTCCTCAGATCCGTGCTGATTATAGTGGCAATAGCGGAATCAATCATGCCAGTGTCACCTGACCTCCAGCCCGAGGTTAGCCCCCGCCTGGTCTGAAGCCCTGGGCTGGGCGGGGGTGTATCTACCCAGGGTTGTAATTGGAGCGAACATGAAATTCAAGAATCTTATTGGGACCTATCAGGCCCCCAATCCGGACGGTCAACCGATCGTCTATCCTCAAGGTAGCGTGTTCGAGTCTAACATCGATCTGGCTAAAAGATTTAATGACCGCAGGGCCATTAAATTCAAGCGCATGCCGGATGACTCTGAAGTACACGTAGCGGAAGTAGGTAAGTCTCGTCTGGATGAGGTAGACGATTCACCCTCAGAACCTGACGACGTGTTCAGCAGCATGACCTTGGCCGAGCTGCGCGAGGAGGCCCGCGAACACGACATTGACGTCAGTGGTGCTCGTACCAAGCGGGACGTGCTAAAGATCATTCGTGGAGCATCTACTGGCCTGGCTGGGGAGTAGTCCTATGGCTTGGCGAGTTAATCCAGAAGAGGTTGAGGCCATCATAAGAGATTATGACTCGGCTATCAACCTGAAGCCCATGATCGTTGCGGCAAATGCCCTGACTGACGTGGTCAGTAGTAAGGACAGTGGGAGTCTACTCAATGCCAATCTTCTCCAGGAGATAGAGCGGCACTTGGCGGCGCACGTCTACGACGCCACAGACCATGAGGCTGCTGCCGAAACTACGGGTAAGTCAAATACCCAATACACTGGCCTGTATGGTAAGGGATGTTTAGATGGCACTAGGCACGGCAAGCTAGCCATGATGCTGGACGTGACGGGGTATCTCTCTAGGCTCAACGAGGGGCGCAAGACGGCTACAGCTTCATGGCTGGGCAAGCGAGTCAGTGAGCAGACCGACTACATAGACAGGTTCTGACCATGGTAAGACCAGGTAGGACTGGGCGGCGACAGCAGGCAGTCTACTGGGCCCCACTAACCGGGGCAGGCAGTAAGACCAGTACAGGACGGCTGAAGGTCAGTAGCTCTAAGGTGCAGTTGGACGTGCGATGGGAGGCAGTTCAGCAGGATGCTCTGGACGGACAGGGTGACGTGATTAGGCTAGATGTTCAAGTTAAGGTATACCAGGACGTGGCCATAGGCGGGATTATGTGGCTTGGTAAGTTGACTGCGTTGCCCGCGTCCCCCACGGACCTGTACGAGGTAGTGACATTTGATAAGGTCCCTGGCACTAAGGGTGCGGACTACGAGCGATGGGCTGGGTTGCAACGGTACAGCAACGAACTACCGCCTACTGGATGAGATACATGCGTAGGATGCTGCTCGTCATAATCCTGATGTCCCCGTGGTGCGGGGGTGCGATTGCCCAGAGTACTACCACGTACAAGGGGATTACGGTGCAAGACCCGGCACCCACGGGGGCCGCTGGTCTGAGGTATGATAATAACTTCAAGGCTCTTGCTGACCGAGTCCCAGGGGCATCATACATCAAGACTACAGATCCCACCGTAGATGACGACGTGGACTTGGGATACTACCCAGGGTACATCTGGGTGAACGTGAACGGACCTCTGTGGTGGGGATGTACGGACAACACGGATGGTGCCGCGAACTGGGAGCAGTTGAATGCGGCTGGAGATTCTGCGTATATCTCTGACGCTGTATACGGATCAGGCTGGGATGGTGTAACCACAATTGCACCTAGTAAGAATACTCTTTATGACCTATTGAGCACGTACGGAACAATGGCTACGCAGGACGCCGATGCCGTGGCAATAACGGGCGGCAGCGCCAGCGGCCTGACATCGCTGGGTATTGATATCACGCCGACTGAGGCTCTGCATCTGGAGTCTGCGGTGGCGACCGGCGAATTCTACGGCATGAAGATCCGCGACACGGCGCAGGTCCAGAAGGCGGAAGCCTATATTGGCGTCCAGGACGTAGGTGATTTCCCCCTGGCCGGCATTTGGCTGGGCGAGACGATGGTGCCCGACTTCGAGAATTACTCATTACTGTACTCCGCCAGCGGCATTTTATTTGGCAGTCCCGCGGGGCAATCGATGTATTTTCGCATCGGCAACGTCGACAAAATGATCGTCAGAAGCGGTGGCAACTTGGAGATGCCGAACGATTCGGCCTACCTGCTCTTGGGCGCTGGCCTGGACTACGGCATCGCATGGGACGGCACCAACGCGGTACATTCGATCCCGTCCGGAAAATTCGATTTCAATGGGCCACTACAAATTTCGCCTGGCGCGTCCGTTGATCCGAGCAATAACGGAGACATGGTATTCGAGCTGACGTCCGATACTGTGCTGGCCGTAAAAGCAAAGGGCTCGGATGCTACTGTTCGGGCTGTGACGATCCCGTTGACTGATAGTACCGCGCTAATGGCAACCGATGTTGGTATTGCCGACAACAACCTCTTGGAGGTCGACGATGCCGACAACCTGGCTGTCGATGATTATGCCAAGGTCACCGCCAGCGGGATCGTCGGCAGAACCTACGCGCAGGTCAAATCTGATCTGCAAATAGCCCAAGCTGCAGGAACAATCGATGCAGATGGCACTGATGATATTGATTGGAGTTCAAATCATTTTTGGATCGTGACCGTCGATATCAATGAGGTCTTAACGTTTACCGATCCGCCCGCTGCTGGTGAATCTCTCCGTATGGTGGCAATCCAGTCCGGTGGTAGTAACACCCTAGACGTGGCGAGTGCGACTGAGACGATCTATTGGCCCGATACAGATAGCGACGGGGATGGGGATGTCCCTACGTTTCCGGCGACGGCTGGGCAAAGGATGGCCTACACATTTCTGTTCGACGGAACGAATTACTATGCGACTGGAATTCCGTATGGAACTCCGTGATAATCACAGCAGATTAGGGAATCAAAGAGGAGCGAAACATGGATTGGTCGTCATTCATTTCGTCGATGCTAGGGGCGATGGTAGCCGTTAGCGGTTTCGCCTTCTGGCTCGGCGGGCTGGCCCGATCGGTTAAATCGATTCGCGAGTCGATGATCGAGGCGGTTAACGCCATCCGCCAGACATGCGAGGAACGCAAGGGCGACCACTGCCATCATTACCAGGCGATCAGCGACCACAATGTCCAGATCGGCCGGCTCGATACGCGGGTAATGTCGTTGGAGGCGTGGCGGCAGAAAGCCGATGGGTGAATGCGATGGAAAACCCCAACAACTACGGCAAATGTGATGATCAAGTAACCGAAAGAAAGGATAGACAATGGCACGATCACAGGCGGACATTGCGGCACTTTATACGGAGTTGACGACCGATCCAAACACACTCGGATTGACGCCGCCTCCAACGATTAACGACGTTGGAAATGCCGACTTGCTCAACGAAGTGCTCGTAGCCCAGCAGGTCGACCGCAAAGCGATTCCGGTCAACGAGTTGGCCCAGCAGGTCGACCGCACGGAGTTCAATGCCCTGTCTCCGGGAGATCAAAATTGGTTGATGCTCGTTATGCAAACGGGCTCGCTCGACATAAACGATACAGGCCAGATCAAGCAGGGCCTATTGCAATGTTTCGGTGTCGGAAGCGAGACGCGCCAGGGCATGGCATCGCGGTTGACTGAGGCGGTGAACCGTGTCGAGCAGATGTACCGACAAGGACTGTTGGAAGTTGGCGGCTACGTGACTCCGAGTGACATCTCAGCAGCGAGGCAATACACGCCGTGACGCTCGATGAAATGGCACTTGCTCTCGCCGTGGAGTTGATTCGTAAAAGCGGTGTGCGTGAGTGGGATGAGGATCAGTCTACGATGCGGGCCAACCTCGCGGCGGCTGCGAGGGAGATGGCCGTTGACCTTTATTTTGGAGATTTAGAACTGATGGTGACCAAGATTCTCATCACAGAGATGGACGGCACGCCGAAGCAGATTTGCTTCGCGGATCATGCCACCGACTTCAACCCGACAGCGGCAAACGACCTCCGCAAGACAACAGATGCCAGCCAGGAAACCGACGTGCAGTTGGACCTGACGAGCCTGGCTGATTCGGCCTACCGGCAAAGTACAAAGGTTGACTTAGGCGCGGATCGGGCTGCGACCTACATGGTGCGAGCCGCGTTTGAGCTGGCGGCAACGCCGACTGCTGGTGATGTGATTTCGCTGTACTGGGCGCCGTCCTGGTCCGCGACCGCTGGAACCGGAAACCCAGGCGGTGCGAGCGGTGCCGATGCGGCCTACGACGGCTATTCAGCGAACGGCGACAGTGCGGTGAATCAACTGGTTCACATCGGCGATTTCATCTGCACCGTTCAGGCGACGGCGACTGTTCAGGTTGCCGAGGTGGGAATGTTCACGCCGACGGAGCGGTACGGTTCGCTGATCGTGCGGAACGAGAGCGGGGCGGCATTCCACACCGACGCGGTCGAGTCTCATGTCGTGTTTGACCCAGTAATTGACGAGTTCCAAAACGCATGATCGCTTTACGTGAACGCCCCAGAGACTGGCGATACACACCGCGGCCGCATCCACTGAAGCGCGGGCTGATGTTCCACATGGGCGGCTGGATGGCTGGCTCGAACATCGCCCGCGATGGCGACGGAATGCCTGGTCGCGTGAAGAACCACGGCACGCTCACGAACATGGACCCGGCGACGGACTGGCTGTGGAGTGATTACTTGGGGCGGTGGGTGCAGGATTTTGATCGGGTCAATGACCACATCCTGGTCCCCCGTCCAGGCATCCTGACTAGCGGAACTGTGTACACCTATTCGGTCTGGCTGAATTGGACCGGCGGTGCCGCTTACGGTTTGTCTTGGTCGATTGGGGACGGAGCATCACACGTTGGCGCTGCCGACATTAACAATATCGCTGGACGATACGTGTTCAAGGGCCAGTCGGCCAGTAACGTCCCCTACTGGACTTGGACAACGGGGTGGCATCATCTAGCCCACGTTTGGGATGGAACGAATGCAGTAATGTACGTTGATGGCCACGCACCAACTGCATCGTCTGGAGGTGCTTATGGCGGCGGGCTGGTCACTTATGATGAGTTTCGTATTGGGGGGAAGGTCAATTTCACTGGGTACTTTTTTGGCGGACAACAATGCGACCAATTATTGCACAGCCGCGTTCTCTCCCCCACCGAAATCTCCGAACTAGCCGACCCCACCAACGTGATGCTATCCGGCCTGCTGCTGCCACCGATGGCGGCACGGGATAGCGGGCTGGCGTCGGTGGTTGCAAGCGTGGGTTCTAACAATCCACTACGCCGGAGGGGCGTTCCCGGCATGACACATAAACACCATATCGGTACAGGATGGTAACATGGCAGCTACCGACGCACGACCGTTTCCGATCAAAGGTGCGGCCTATCGAGTAACGTTCCCTATCTTCGACAACGATGGGGATTTAGTGACCGGAGCAGCGGGCTTGGATTCAGAGGTCAGTAAAGACGGCGCGGGATTCAGCGATTGCACGAACGAAGCAACAGAAATCGCTACAGCAAGCGGTATGTACTATCTCGATCTGACGGCCGCTGAAATGAGCGCCGATACGGTCGCGATCATTATCAAAACGACCACGACCGATGCCAAGACGACGCCGATCGTGCTCTATCCCGACAAGACCATCGTGTTCGGCACGGTGGACGACGTCGGGGCCACGACGACCGTGTTCGACACCTCCATCACCGAGGCGACTGCCGACCATTACAACGGCAGAGTGCTCGTGTGGATTTCCGGGAGCCTGCTCGGGCAGGCGTGCACGATCGATGATTACCGCCTTGATACCGCCAAGGGCGAATTTACTGTTTCGACTTTAACCGAAGCGCCGGCAAACGGCGATGCGTTCCTGATCTATTAAGGAGTAGGCTATGGCTCGCGGTGATTTTACCCTATTTGACGAGTTCGTCGCCCAGATCGGACTCAAGAAACACAACCTCGATACCGACGTGCTGAAGCTGGCGTTTATCGACAACTTCATAACGCCGACTGCGGGTGATGCCACGCCGCAGTGGGGCGTAGGCTCCGGGGTCGATTACGATGGCAACGAAGTCAGCACGGCCGGCGGTTACGTGGCGGGCGGCTTCACGATTTCCGCCCCATCGTACGTGGAAGCGGCCGGCACAGGCACGCTCAATGACGACGACTCGAATCTATCGCTTGCACAAAACGGCAGCGGATTCACCAATGCTTACTGGGCGATACTCTACAACGACACGGCGACCAACAAGGACGCCATCGGATTCTACGATCTGGGCGGGCCAGTATCCGAGGTGGCTGGGCCGATCAACTTCAACTTCAACGCCTCTGGGATTCTAACGATTGCGAACGCATAATGGATTGGCGGATCTACTACGATGACGAGTCCACGCTAAGCGGCGATCGCACAACGCGGATCGACGTCAGGACCGGCGTTGTCGCAGTGGCTGAACGTGATCGCAATCACAACTGGATGTTTTGGTTCGGCCGGGATAGAGCGTATTACCTATTGCAAAACGACGGCTATTGGATGGGCGTAGACCAAGCTGGATTCGAGGACCAAATGGTCAGCCGATGCGAGGAAATTCGTTATTGTCTGCGGGGCCGCACAGTAGTCCCGCAGTCGCGTTACGAGGCCATCATCAACCGGATGATGCGTGACTGCAAGCCGCAAAAAACAGGCTGGCACGCCAACGAGAGAGCGTAATGGGTACAACCCCCACACTAACGCAAAACGGCTACGTCTGGGTCAACGACGATGGCTCGGAGTCCGGCTCGACGCTCTACACCGAGGGTACGACGCAGGACTTCGACGTGTCTTCTGGGAATGTTATCAAGCGGGTTCGACTCGAAGCGGACTGCACCGGTAATGATTACATTGACGGGTTTCATCTCTTTGTCAGCCGTAACAGTGGTGCCTATTCGCGGGTCACCACCATCAGCAGCTACGTGCGGTCGGTGGCTAGTGCGGAAACATCATGGTCGTACACCGACGGCAGTTCCACCACCGATCGTATGACGACGGGCAGCGGCACGAATACCGGGTACATCGACACCGATGCGGCAATCGCCTCGTTCACCGTCACGAAAAACCAGCACACACAGTGCGAATTCTGCATCGAGTTCGTTTCCGCCGACTTGGCCGATAACGACACTCTGGACTTCCGCCTCTACAACGATGACGGCACGGAAATTAACGGCGGCTACACGGCGAGCGCCCAATCGACGATCACCAAGACAGCATCGGGCACAACGATTGATGCCGCGGCTGGTTCGGTTACGGTCACCGGATACGCGGTCGAAGTCGAAGTGGGCACAACCATCGATGCCGCGGCTGGATCAGTTGTTGCTACCGGGTACGCGGTCACAGTCGAGCCTTACACAGCGATCGATGCTGCGATCGGTTCGGTTACGGTTACCGGATATCAGGCCACAGTTGAGCCGTACACGATAATCGATGCTGCGGTTGGGAGCGTTGCGGTCGCAGGATACGCGGTCCAGGTTGATCCGTACACGACGATTGATGCCGCGGCTGGCACCATCACGGTCACCGGATACCAGGCCCTTGTCGGCGTGGCGTCCCGCACCCAGGTAAGTCCTATCGGGCTTATCATGCGGCCCTACGGCAACCTCGACTCGAAGGTGGCATCGGGTACGACGATCAGCGCTGCGGTCGGATCAGTTGTTGCCACCGGATACGCCGTTGAGGTCGAGGTTGGCACCACGATTGACGCAGCATCTGGCAGCATCACGATCACCGGATACGCTGCGGAGGTGGAAGTCGGTACGACGATCGATACCGCGGCCGGTGCCATCACTGTCACCGGGTATCAGGCCACAGTCGAGCCATACACAGCGATCAACGCTACCGCTGGATCAGTTGCCGTTACCGGCTATGCGGTCGAAGTCGAAGTTGGTACAACAATCAACGCCGTAGCTGAAAGTGTTGTTGTTACTGGGTATCAGGCCGTAATAGAAGCAGCCATAACAATCAACGCCGCGGCTGGAAGCGTTGTCATTACTGGCTATACAGTAACAATAACAATAGGTGGGACAACTATTGATCCTGCTCTAATTTCTCACCACGGGATGAGTATGTAGATCGTGTTATCATAATACGTAAACTGTTTCAAGAGAGGTAGAGATGGCAGCGAGAATCAGGCAGAGCGTTGCAGCGATGGCTAACGACGTTGACCGGACGAGCCACCGTGTTGATGCTTTAATTGCAAGGGCAGACGCCCTACTTGTTGCAATTCATGAACTTGTGGACGTTATCAAACATAATGGCATCTCGATAGGTGCCGAAGTGGCTGGGCACGAAATACCCGGAAGTATCACGTTGAAACCCAATGACGAAGGAGAGTAAAATGAACAATGAGACTTTGGATCTGTTCTACGAGAGCGCAGCAACCTACAACGGCCAGACGGCATGGGGCGACGGCTCGTTCCTTGAAATGCTCAAGGGACTGATCCCGATCATCGTTCAGTTGATCCCGATGTGTTTTCCGGCGAAGGAACTGAAGCAAGCCGCGATAGTCAGTGTTCGTGAATTGACACGAAAGCAACTGCGCCAAATGGATGCCACGGCAACTCAGAACGCCAGGGCGATCGTTCGTGAAAAATACGGGAATGAACTTGGCGTTATCGCCAGAATCCAGAAGGTCCGCTCATTGTCCGAAGCGGCTCAGAACTGTGTGTTGTACCAGTGTGAGACGGCATCGGACAAAGTGCTCGGCGACGTGTTCGATCAACTCGTGGCAGCGTAATCCTCTCGTCAGTTCCCGGTGCGGAGGGATTCGTGCCGGGGGCTGACCGGCGCCGCGTGGAGAAGTAGTATCTCACGAGCCTCATACGCTCGGGACGCTGGTGCAATTCCAGCCGCGGCCATTTCCGCTTACCAAACCCTGACGGGAGAAACTTATGGACACACGAACTGGGGAAATCTACGAAGCTTCTGTGATCAAACAATTGATCGCGTCTGGGGCAATCAAGGAAAGAAATCGTTTTCGGGAAATGGCATTGCCTCCGACGAAAACACAGATGGCAAGGAAGCCTCCAAGGATTGGCAGAAATGATCCATGCCCGTGCGGCAGTGGCAGAAAATTCAAAGCGTGCTGCCTCCGAGACGAAAACGACAAGCGTTTTACCTAAGCAAACCCTAACGGGAGAAACCAATGAAAACCCTCTACGCTCTGCTGCTGGCCTGCTGTCTGGCGTCTGCATCCAAGAGCCAGGAGATCACCGGGCCGGATGAAGTTGGCGTGAATCAACCCGCCCTGCTGTTGCTCAGCGAACTGCCCGAGGGATCGAAAGGCAAATTCGATGACGGCATACGCGGCGTTACGCTCAACACCGACCCGGTGTATTTCGCCCCAGGGGCGGCGATGTTCTTCGCGTCCGTCGCCGGAGAATACCGGATTGTTGCGGCAGTCGTATCGGACTCGCTCGATATTTCGTTTATCGAGAAGTTGATCGTCGTTAAAGCCGACGGCGCACCCCCGACACCCAGCAAGGCCATCACCCGAGAGAACGTGCAGGAGTGGCTGGAGCAGGTGCCGTTGCTAACGCGCATGGGAAAAATCGTGCATCCAGCAACGGGCGAAAGCATGACGAGGCAACAGGCGGTAGGCCGGTCTTTCGAGAACATCGGCGTGGCTGCTAGTGTAATCAAATCAGTGGCGGGAATGGACCTGATGCTGAGCACGGCCCTTGTGCCTGCCCTGGGCGACTCGGCAACCAAGTGGACGCCGCTGATGGAAGCACTCGACGCCGGCTTGGCCGAACTGAAAAGCAAGGATGTGTCATACACCGACTATGCCACGGCGTTTTTGCTGATTGCGGAGGTGCTTGGCAATGACTGAGCAAGAGATCTACGATTTTCTGAAGCAGACAGGGCACCTCGAATACGCTCACGGCGTGCAACAGCCCGTGCCGACCGGCCCTTGCATGGCCGCGATCCGAACGGCCGAGGGCATGAAGGCTATTGCCTCGTTCCAGGAATTCATGGCTGAGGCGATGGACCGCGAATGCCTCAGGTATCACGGAAGGCCCGCACGTTTCAACGGCGAATCTGGCCCAGCTACGTTGGCTGTGATGAATATGCCGAGGTGCGGACATCCGGATTACGGGCCGGAAGTCGGCAAGGCAATTGGCTATGGCGGAGGCTGGGCGGGTTGCCACGGCATCGGAGACTACCACTGCGCGAATGTTGCTATCGATCGTGGTTCGATGCCGTCGTTTCTTTCCCCGGTATTTGACGATGTTTGGGAGCGGGTGCAATTTGCCTACATGGATATCGGCCTGAAGTATCAGATAGCCGATCCGCCGAACACAAGCATTTCGTTCGTGACTCGATCCAATGGTTGGATCGGTCTGGCCATCGTCGGGCAGGGTGAGTCTTGTTCTTCACAGATATGGGCCAAATTTCTCGCGACATACAAGCCGGCCAATGTGCTGAACGAGTGGACAACTCTCATCATGCACGAACTTGGCCACAACGCGGGGCTCGACCACTCGCGCGGCGGCGTGATGAATCCGAGCATCGTACCCGGGTTACCGCCGACATGGCGCGGTGACCCGAGCGAACCGATTCTCGTGCGGGCGTACGGCGGCGTACCGATCGCACCGAAAGACGACGGCGACGAATACTGGATCGAGCAGGGATTCAGATCGAACAAAGGCCAGGTCGTGTGGACCAAGATCACCCCAATCAAACTGGAAAAGTGAGGGAGCAAGTGAATACACTACTGATACTATCAGCCCTTGTCGCGGCCGGTCCGTGCATGGCGGCTGTTCACCAAGCCGAGCCGGTTCCCGCTGCTGCCGGCGTATCGGACGACCAACAGTGGAACCTGGTTGCCGTCGGCAACACGACGATCGAGCTGCCGGTTCCCGAGGCGATCGAGACTGCGGAATATCGGCGGACGGCACCGGACAACTACAAGATCCCGTCGGTTCACTGGACGAAGCGGGTGCCCGCCTGGTGCCCCGCACAACCGACGTGGAGACATGGTTACTCGTGCAATATGCAGAGGACCGTCGAGGACCTTGCGGGCCATCTGCAATCCGCTCACGGTGTCTCTCTCGAAACACTGAACGAAATGGGCCGAGACAAGTGGCAGTCGTTTCACGAAGACCAACATTGGTGTGACGAAACGCCCGAGCGGCAAGAGATGTTTTTACACCCGGCCCCCGCGAAGCCGGCAGCGAAGTCTGCTTGCGGACCCAGTGGATGCCCGAGCGGCAATTGTCCGCGTCCGAGCTACCAGCCGAGGCTTGGGTTGTTTCCGAGGTGGCGGTGAATGGGTGAAGGAGAATCTTGGGCAATGAGCGAACCAGCATACCTGATTATCGCCGAGAAGAATCGTGCCATAGAGGCGTTTCGCCTAATGGGCAACGAACTATCTCGTGATCTTGAGGCGGCAAAGGCCGAAATCGAGCGGCTGAAACCCCTAGCCGTCCGAGCCTGGCATTCGTTTCGGTCAACGTTGCCGCATCCCGAGTGCGAACGCGGACTGAGAAACGAGGATATCGAAGCGTTGGTCAAGTTGGCCACAGAAGTTGACTGTAAAGAGTCGGAGGATGAACCACACTGCCCGACGTGCGGTGTTGCCTATCCGGCTCATCCTACGATGTTTGAGCTATGCGATGAGAACAAGCGGCTGAAGGATGCTGTTCGAGTTCGCGGCGGATGTCGGATGTTGAGTCTTGGGGATCAATGCGACTGTGGCCTTTGTCTACGCGACGCTGAAATCAAGCGGCTACAATTCGAGATCGACAAGCGGCCCGCTGGAATGTAGGTGGAGATGATGCACTGCCGGAAAAAACATCGCCGACGTTGGCGGCACCGAATAGCCGAGAACCGTAGCCGATGCAAACCGCGAGGCGAGACGGTTCAGACGCCGACTGTACGCGAGACGATGTGGGTATCGTCGAAAGGCGTGTTACTATTCGACTTGATCGGATGGTGGAAAAATAAGTGCCGGGCGATTCGGCGGCGGACACGGCAGAAACTGACGAGGGCGCGATGATGGACGATACTCCGATGAAGGGTGAGCACGGGTAATAACGTGAACGCACTCCCTCTCCTCCTACTCCTGATCGGACAGAGCGGCTATGCCGGCTCGCCGTTGCCTGCGATCGACGCCGCACTCCAAGCGGCACACGTCCAGCAGTCTGACGTCGTGATGGATATCGGCAGCGGCGATGGTCGTGTCTGTATCCTGGCGGCCAAGCTCCACGGCTGCCGTGCAATTGGGCTGGAATTCGATGCGAACCTGGCGGCTCTCTCCCGCCGCACGGTCGAGCGAAACCGCGTAGCCCACCTGGTTGAGATTCGGCACGCCGATGCGTTGCGAGCCGATCTCAGCCGGGCCACGGTAGTGTATCTATACCACCAAAGCGATTTCTTGACGTTGCTCCGTCCGCAACTGGAGAGTCTGAAGCCCGGTACCCGGATCGTCTGCCTGGACTATCCACCTCCGTGGCTGGACCTGGAGCCAGTGACCACGCTCACGGTGGATGGGCACGAGCACCGCATCTACGTGTGGGAGGTGGGCATGGAGAGCCGACGAAACGATTCAGTGTTATTAGCCTGCGCGAAGTCGTATCCGGGGGCTCGGTTCTATCGTGGGGAACGAGATATGTTACTCGTTGAGTTGGCGCAGCAAGCTGCAAACTTGTTGGCACAACGTGGTGAATCAGGGTATTGGTGGGATGGCCACCCGGATTGGAATGTCAATGCGAACAGCCGATATCAAGTAATTAGATCGAGGTATGGTGTGTCTCCCGTTGAGGTGACTGCGATGTCTTCAATCAAATCATCCGAGATAACTGCTGAGATTGCCTATGGGTTCTTTTATGATTGGTATCGTTCATCCAGTCCAAAAGAGAGAAGTTCACACTGGACGGTTGTTTCGACAGAGCATAAGCGGTATGGTGATGCAGTTGCTAGATCGCGGAGTGGCACTTGGTTTGGGGTAGTAATCGTAGCCGACTAGGCATCACTATAGTATGAGTTTGTACGGACATGAAGAAACCTTTCTTTACTGGGTATTTTACTGTTGACGGAAAACGATTAGGCCCTGATGATCCAATCATCCAGTGCGAGTACCATCGTAATGATGCTGGTGTAACAGTAGTCAAGGAAGTCGAGTTCCATGACAGGTTTGGCGAGACATGGCAAGTCCTTGTTGGAGATCTGAACAACGGAGCTAGCATACCTAGGATATTTTGGCGTATCTGGACTCCTTATTCATGCCGAATACGGGATGCTTCGGCGTTCCACGATCCCTATTGTGTAAACAAAGTCAGGAGGCAATCAAAAACGCACTACATGTATTGGGAAATGTTGAGGACATTAGGGGTTAATCCAACAGTATCTCTTCTACATTGGTGTGGCATACGCCTTTGGTGCAGGCTATGTTATTGGGATTGGAAGTAAGTAGTGGTTATTACCTACAGTAACAGTCCTGAATACTCCAAGCGGCAGCCGTCTGGTGATACGTTAACCGAGGCCCAGGCCGCTGAATTGAATGAGCGACAGGCCATGCTACTGCCAGATGTAAATACTGGAATGATCCGTGGCAATATGGACACTAGCAGTCGTCTAGAAGGATCGCTTAGCCTCGGTTCCATGATGGATGGTGTATTCCGATGCTCTCCCAGGATATCAGGTATAATGCGAGTGAGGAGACTATGAGCAACCAACTAGCTATAGGCTGTGACAACTTGGTATGGTGGGAGTATCCCGAGGATGCCGTAGACGGCTCTAGTATCGGAAGCGATGCTACAGGTACTGTCACAGTCAAGGATTCTACTGACAGTGAGGTGACTGGAGCGATTGATTTAGCCGCTACTTATGATGCCGGACCTCCAATCAGGTACTACGCCACAATACCCAACACAGTGGACCTGACTGAAGGTAGTACCTACTACGTGGAGTTTACGCTAACCAGTAGCGCTGGCCTACATGGGTTCCGCCGTAAGGCATATACAGCGGAGTACGCTGACTGATGAGAGTAGACCGTGTAGAAGCAGTGATCAAGGCGCTGATGAAAGCCAAGATCAAGTATGGTAAGCCCGGTAACAGCGTGATTGTAGGCTACACGGCCAACTACGCACTACACGTGCACGAGATGGTGGACAAGGAAGGATTACCCAGGATAGGCGAGGGTATTCCCCGGCGCAAGCCGCACAAGGGTAAATACTGGGACCCGCAGGGTAGAGGACAAAGTAAGTTCCTGGAGCAGCCGTTCATTGAGAACCGGGACATGTTGGCACGCACGGTCATTGATACTACCCGAGCTACTAAGAGTTTAGAAAAAGGGCTCCTAGTAGCCGGGTTAAGACTACAGGCACTGAGCCAAAAGCTGGTACCAGTAGACACCGGGAACTTAAAGGCTAGTGCATTTACAACACTAGATCGTACTTCTGACGAGGCTATGATAATCAGTCATTACAAGTTGGCCAGACGAACAACAGCCCAGAAAGAACGGGCACTGTTGAAAAAACTCAAGAAGGGCAGTAAATGAGCGGAACAATGAGCCATGCTCCTGATCAGGTGATCAGGCAACTACTAGTGGACCTGGGACTGGCCAGCGATGGGACACTAGTGTGGCCTGTATTCGCAGGGCAGGAGCCTGATGTCCCCGATGATTGCATCACGGTTTACGATACAGGGATCACCAGGGAGGGCCGGTTTCAAATTGGTGGTGAGGAACAGACGGCATACAACCTACAGATAAAAATCCGTAGTGCCACGCAGCAAGAGGGCTACGTCAAGGCTAACTCTATCCAGACTACGCTGGCGTCTAGTGTACATAACACAGTGACTACTACGGTAACAGACGATGAGGGCGTTGGCACCGCTACACAGAGTTACATGATCTACGCAATCAGTCTACGAAGTTTTTTCAGGGTTCCTGTCCCCTACAGCGACAGAAAGATTTGGACCTGCAATATCCAAGCAACAATAACCCAATCACCCTAATACGAGGAGAATCTAAATGGCAGCCCCAGCAGCAACAGCACGCAGTACTCCCGGAGCACTTCCCCTCAGGGACGGCTTCGCCACAATGATCACCTTCGGGGATGACCCCGACCTCTCCGTCTGGGAGAAGGCCACGACCCCTCCTGGGGTAGACGGGGGAGATCCCGTAGATACGACTACATTCCACAATTCGAGCTACCGCACCAAGTGGCCTCGCCAGTTGAAGGAGTACACTGACATTAGTATGCGCGTATCCTACGCCGGAGAAGTTCGTACGCAGATCGAGTCTCTCGTCAATGTCAATGACGAAATTACGGTCACTTACCCAGACGGCACCACTGATGCATTCTGGGGGTACCTCCGTAGTTTTACCCCTCAAGAATGCGCCGATGGCAGCCAGCCCGAGGCAAACATTGTAGTGGTCATTACCAATACTGACGCCAGCTACGCCGAGCAAGGTCCGGTGATGGCGGCTGTCGCCGGTACCTAGTCGCTCCGAAGGCCCCGCAGGGTCGCAGGGCATAATACTCCCCCAACCCCTGCCGGAGGCCCTTACGCGACGTACTAGGCCCCTTAAAACGTGTATTAGGCCCTCTAACTTAGGAGCGAACCGTGAAAGATCTAAATTTTGGCAGCCTAGAAGTTATCCGTGTCCACGTAACTGGCCCCAACCGCAAGCATTACCTTTTGTGTGAGGCGTCTGGTGACGCGGTGGCCAAGTTCAACAACGCCAGATCCAAGACCGCCAAGCTGCGAGACGGCCAGGTCGTTGGAGTGGACGGGGTAGGCGAACTGGAATGCCTGCTCGTATCCTACTGTTTATTCCATGCCCAAGAAGACCCTAACAACATAGTAGAGTTCATCCTCACCAGTCCGGTTGAGACTGAGAGTCTACAGGTAATCAAGGCATGGCCATCTCGTGTCACTCGTAAGCTGTACGATACAGCCAGAAAGATCAGCGAGATTGACATGGATGATAGTCTTGAGTCCTTGTACAAACAACGGGACGAACTAACCAAACAGATCGAGAAGATCGAGCAGGATGCAGCAAAAAACGAGCAAACGAACTCCACCAGTGGCTCCGACTAGCAAACGACCTAGGGGTCGATTACCCTCTGGAGGAGTTCCAACGAAAGATCACCCATCGAGAGTTCAGGACGAGGGTCGCGTGGTATGACCTACAGCTTAACATCCCGGACCGCGGGGACTTCTATCTCATGCAGATAGCTGGATGTGTAGCCCACGTGATGAGCAACAAGTCATGGAGCCCTAGTGAGTACCTGATCAAGTTCAAGCAGCCTACGGAAAAGACCCTAGAAGAGCGAACCCGCGAAGCTAAGGCAGTGTGGTCTCAGAGACTAAGCCGTAACAGGAGATAGATGTATGGCAGGCGAGGCTGAGATTGAACGGATGATCGTCCGCCTGATTGGCGATGCGTCCCAGTATTACAAGACCCTTGACACCGCGACTGCCAAGACTAAATCGTTTGCCACTGATGCCGGTATGCAACTGAAAAAGATAGGGGACGGGATGAAGAGGCTCGGTCGTCAAATGACGATGAGGTTGACCCTACCTATCATCGGTGTCGGCGCTGGGTCTCTGAAGGTGTTCTCGGACTTCGACCAGGCCATGACTGAGAGCTTGTCTATCATGAAGGCGACGGATGAGCAGGCTCAACAAATGCGCAGCTTGGCATTAGAACTTCCGTTCAGTGGAAAAGTTATACAGGCACCTAAGGACCTGGCACAAGCGTACTTCTTCCTGGCGTCCGCTGGACTATCTGTAGAGCAGCAGCTCAAGGCGCTCAAGCCGATGGCTGACTTCAGTACGGCTGGGGCCTTTGACATGGCCAGAGCTACCGACATTCTTACGGATGCTCTGTCAGGTCTTGGACTAGCCAGTAAGGATGCCGCCGAATACGAAAAGAACATGATGTTCGTATCAGATCATTTATCTAAGGCCAACCAGTCAGCTAATGCTTCTATAGAGCAATTTGGCAAGGCACTGACCAACGGAGCGGCTCCCGCTACCAAGAAGATCAGCGGGGAATTGAAGACTACCATTGCCTTTCTGGAGGTACTGGCTGATACCGGATTCGCCAAGGGAGAATCGGCAGGTACAGACTTCCAAACTACCATCAACGGCCTCGAGCAGTCTTACGCCATGCACAAGAAGGAGTACGAACGTCTGGGGATCAGCTTGTTCAACAGCAGTGGTCAGTGGCTCGACCTGGTGGACATCGTCGATAACTTCAACAATGCCTTAGGGCAGTTATCCCCAGAGATGCGAGCTGTCGAGATGCAGAATATGGCCATCAACCGTTCTACTAAAAACGTAATGACCATATGGATGCAGAATATCGAGCACGCTAAAGAACTGAAGAAGGCTCATGAAGACGTGGCGGGGGCAACGAAGGAGATCGCAGACAAGCAACTCAAGTCGTTCTCCAACCAGATGAAGGTACTCTGGAACCAAGTCAAGGTAGTGGCTATTGAACTAGGTGAAGTATTGGCCCCAGTCGTCATCTGGTTAAATGAGAAACTACAAGTTGCAATCGGGTGGTGGAGAGGGTTGAGCGATTCAATCAAGATGAATACAGCCATCGTGCTAGCGGTCGTAGCCGCGATGGGGCCGTTGTTTATAGTCCTAGGGTCCATTATCTCTACATTAGGTAGTTTAGCCCTAGCCCTTCCTCTCATGGGTACCGCGTTCTCGGCCATACTCCCATTCCTGCCCATCGTAGCCGCGGGCGTGGCTGCCGTCGCAGCGGCTGTAGCTTGGATGGTCTATAACTGGAAGCATGTTCTACCACTTTGGGAGTCGCTTAAGAACTTCTGGAGTAATGCGATGCTTCCTCTTATCAAAGAACTGTGGAAAGAATTGAAGCAAGTATGGCAGTTGTTCGTAGACATTGGGTTGGTGGCCTTTGTCAGCAACGGAATCAAGGGTCTGATCCTCTTAGCTTCTTATCTCCTGGATGCAGTCACCAAGATGGTAGAAGGGATGCTATGGCTCAAGGGATTGGTGGTTGGGTCAGAAGCTGGGATCAAGAGAGTGACTAAGGGAGGTAAGTACGACGTCTACGAACCAGACAAACCAGGCAGCAACCCTTACCTCAACTCCATGAAGAGCAAGTATGACGTGTACGCTCCAGACATCACAGGTAGTAATCCTTACATGGATTCAATGAAGAGTGAGTATGACGTCTATGCCCCAGACAAACCAGATAGTAACCCTTACCTAGACTCGATGAAAGGTAAGGGGGAGTACGACGTGTATAAATGGATTGATGACGCTAAAACTGAAGCTGAATTCGCTGCTAAGCACGGGTGGAAGGGTCAACCAAATTGGGGACCTACCCAACTGCCCCCACCTCCAAAAATGACCGGCTTAGCTAATGGGTTTGCTGCTCTTCAAGATATTACAGCGTCTAGGTCAGGTACCGCCGATGCTGCTAGCCTCATAGCTAATAATATGTTGGCAATGTCCTCCAGGAACACTGGCAAGGAAGAATCAACTGGAGAGCGCACGGCTAACGCTACTGAGGGTATCTTAGGCGTGGTCACTCGCATAGCAGACGAAGGTGGAAGTCTGAGCCCTGCTAATCTAGCTTCGGGAGGTTCATGATGGCCGTAGAATACGCTAGGCCGTTTCGCTGGGAGGTCAGCCAAGATGGTGAGTTATACCGCGACTACTGGGTGACGTTCCTAGTCAAAGTATCGGCCCCTTATAACTCCAATACAGGCGTGGGAGATGGTCCATATACAGTAGGTAGTTCTGGATTATTACCGTCTGTGGGTGACCCCTGGAGCTATGGTAATGATAATGACCCGTGGAGCATCTGCCACCCGGATCGTACGATCAAGCCGTCATCCCAGCACAACGATAAGGACGGCCGTATAGCATTCTATGATGTGCGGATACTGTTCAGTAATCGCCCCATGAAGAGGTGCTTGACAGACGATAGGGGCAATCCCCTATTGGAGCCGCAAAGGGTCAGTGGCAGTATGATCAAGAGTAAGATCGAGGCTATCAAGGACCGCAATGGGACTCCATTCAAATCATCGAGCCACGAGATGTTCCGTGGTCCCCAGGTCGAGTACGACAGCAGTCATCCTACCGTGCACATAGAGCAGAATGTGTCAACACTGGAGTTGCCACTGTGCACCAGTCTGATGGATCACCTCAACGACGATACTCTGTGGGGCCTGGATGCTCGCAGGATCAAGCTGAGTAATTTCTCCTGGGAGGAGAAGTGGTATGACGTGTGTTCGTACTACTACACTCGCATATTCGACTTCGAGGTGAAGAACAACGCCAATGACAGTTGGGATAACACCATATTGGACGAGGGCACTCGCGTGCTCAACGGACGATGGGCGGACACGGATGACGCTGAATGTACCGCCGACGACCGCTGGGTGACAGTGGACGTGTGCGGGGCCGCTCCCGATCAGGCTAATCCCCAGGACTTTACCCGGTACAAGGATCGTAATGGGGAGAACAGCCGGGTGCTGCTCAATGGCGCGGGTAAACCCGCCAACGCTACCACCTTGCAGGTGATCAGCGGTACGGGTGAAACAGGTACAGGTAATACTGGGGAAATAGCTGAACTACAGTTTGAGTATTACCCAGAGGGTGACTTCACCCAACTGAATATCCCAACTACGATTGACTTCGGAACTGCAACCTAGTTAGCGCGGAGGAGCGACTGTGGCTAACACTCGTGTGAGATTCACGGTAGGTGGGAACATCTACTATCAGATACCGGGCAGCGACCCGGTGCACGTCCCTATGAAGTACGACAGGGGCGTTCTTACCCCCGAGCAACCCTGGCAGCATAGCCCGTCCGGAGGGGTCGGCCCAGAGTGGATTCCTGTAGACCTGGGGTGGCTAGCAGACTGCTGCGGCACAGTGGTGATAACTAATCGCGAGAAGTCCAGCGATTACCCCCAGGAGAATGACAAGATCATCGAATTGGCATACGGTGACCAAGACCCGTACGACACGCTGGAGCGCAGGCACCTAAAGATCCCGCCTGGTGAGGTGCAGCCAGTTTACCCTAGCCATCCTAAGGAACTGTACCTGCGCTGCGTCAACGGTCCGGCGAAGTACTCTATCACGGTGTTCCCACGATGAACCTATATGGATTGACAGAAGCTGACCTAAGGTGGCTCAAGACCAACATCGCCGAGCTACGCGAAGTAGTGGCTAACCGCAGCAGGCCGGGTATGGAGAGTAGCTGGTCTGACCGGGAAGACCACCAGGCTCCAGAGTCCTACGTGGCCAGGCCGTTGGACAGCTACGCTAACTACTATTCCAACAACCTGGGTACTGGCACCGGAGGTCCGGACAGCCTGTTGCCGGCGCTCGTACCCGCTACTGGTACAGGGTCTTTCGACTATGACGTGCCAGGAATGGCCAAGTGCGCCATCTACCGCGTAATTGATGATGCATTTGGTAACCCCACGCTACGCCCGTTAGGCGGAGCAGGCAGTGAGGATCACTACCAGTGGGTGTACAACGTCACTACCCAGTCAGCCACCAATAAGTTCTTTCCGATCACTCGGGACAAGTACGGATTCTGGATCCCGATGTTAGGTGGTAGTAGTGCAGAGATTATTAGGTTCCAAGTGCTAAGCGCTGGTAGCTTCTACGATGACACCAGCGTTGAGTGTAACACTGTAATCGCAGAAGTGCTGGACATTAGCTGCGGTGGGTCTGGAGTAAGTGTTGGAGATGAAATAACTGTGTGGGACCCGAGTGGCTGTTGGTTTAGCATCCCCATTGAGAACATCGAAAACTCATATGGCATAGCCCAGCGTATGAACAAGGGCGGCGATTTTGCTATTGACGAGTGTACCCAGGATAACGACAGCGCCGGTTGCTTCTGGATGGTAATCAACCTATGCTGTGCTGAAGAGGTACTACTATGACCAGGGAATCCCATGGGCCTGATCCCTGTAACGGTAGTCTCAAGTGTCAGGACTTTCATGACAGTCTTGGTCGTCAAGTCGGTACCGGTAGCGGGGAAGTTACCCCACTAGGAGGGATCTATAACTGCTGCTGCTGCGATCCTTGTAGATTTGTCCGCCCTAGTCCATTCACTGATGAGGATGATGAAAGGTACTATTGCTGCCGCTGCGTACCTAGAGTCATATTCTTGAAGTTTGTACCTAACGATCTAGACGCTAACTGCTGTAAGGTCATTGGTCTACCATTGTTTGCAGAGGCCGGTGATCCAGGTTCCTACTTGACCACATACCAAGGATCTATGCTTGGGTTAACGGTCTATGTAGAAGTCGGCAGGCTAACGGGTACTGGTACTGGGACAGCACTTGGCTGCGGTTGGCGGTTTACGGCTACTATCAATGGTACTGGTAGCGGTACCGGTGAAATTGAAATTTATAGCATAGACCATGATGATCCATCGTGCCTATACGTGCCTGAGGGGATGAACCTAGGTAGTGTGGAAGGTCCTAATGGTTGCAGCGGCTACTTGACTGTTGAGGATGTGTACAAGGTAAAACTACCGTTCCAAGAAAGGTACGTGACTGAAAACTGGATAGGCCCAAACTATATAGACATATCTAACGATCCAAGCGGTCAATGCACTGAGGTGTGTGCTCGCGTGTGTGTAGCTGGTATCCGCCATGCAGGCGGTAACTACGAACGAGTTGAATTCGATTGGTTCGATGATGATATAACGGGTACGGGAACTGCCGCTGACAGAGGGTGGTCTTACGACAATGGTAGCTACGTGGAAAAGTTACTACTCAGTCACGGCGGGACTGACGCAGTAATAACCCCAGAGTTTGAAGGTGGAGCTGAGATATTCAGCCCTAAAACAGTCAGTAGTACGACCAGGTGTAGCTGTGATATGAAGGAGATTATCACGGGCTCTTTCGGGGGTAGCTCCTATACCGCTACTATACGCTGTGGGTTTTGTACTTGCTGGGAGTATGTTTGCGGCACCTGTCGCTGTGTCCCCTACAGTCTCTGCGTTATGTTGTATGACGGCAGTCAGATGTGGGACAATCTCCAAGCGTACTGGAACGAAACCGACAAGTCTTGGGACGTGGCTAGTACAGAGACAGGTACTGGTTATACCAATCTGCTCCGTCTGTACTTAGTGGATGAGAACGGCCAGTGCGTTATCAAGCCGGCACTATATGACGGTGATGTACTGACTATGAATAGCTACCCGGTCTACGACTGCGGCGCAGAAACTGTAACAGGACAATTCACAGGACAACACGACATAGTCACCATATCTGTTGAGGACCAAGACACTATCCTCACTGGCACCGGTACAGATACCGGATTGATCCTAATCATTGCCAGTAGCTTGCAACCCAACTGTGAAACTGGACCTTGCCAAGAGGCTACGCCATGTTATGATGATTGTGATAGCCATCCGGATTCACTGTGGGTTGAAATAAAGCAGTGGTGTGAAGCTGGCGACTGGTCTGGAGGCTACTACTTTGAAGGCGTATTGAGTGTTAAGGTGTACTATTGGCAGACCATAGATTACCTAGAAACTTCACCCCTAAGGCCGAAATACTCATGCGGGTACATAGGCTATGGTCAACTCTGCGGTGATTGTAGGGTCAAAGTGGAACTACGTAACGGTATGATCTACATAGACGGTGCGCCTAGTGGCTGCACTGGAGTATCCTACAGTGAGTGGGAACTCACCACAGAGACCTGTGATCCCTACTATGGTCAAACAACTGAAGATGCCGGTAGCGCAGGCCCAATAAACCACGTATGCTTAGGATTAGTCGATGATACGTGTAGGACGCAGATCACGGTGACAGAATGAACAGTACAGAATGCAATCAATTCGCTGTAGGTTCTCAGCGATACAGTATATGCACCGGTAGCCCAGAGTGTGGATTGACGTTAGAGAAGATAAACAAGTACCGTGCTAGGTGGAACCTACCACCATTAGATAAAGGGGGCACAGAGCCTATAAATACCGTAACTGAAAGTACCAGGGAGCACTTGGTAAGGCTACCAGCTTCTACTCCTGCTTCTACGGTAGCCAGAGTACGCAAAAGTAGGCCATCCCATAAGCGGCCTGGATTAGGTGACATCGTAGGGATGGGCTTAACTAAGTTCGGCGTCACAGAAGAGCGAGTAACCAAGTGGCTCGGTAGACCATGTGGTTGTGGTAGGCGTAAGAAGAAACTGAATGCACTTGGCGAGTGGGTTATACGCGCAATGAGCCTGAGTCAAGAGGAAGCTGAGCAAGAACTAGAAGAACTCATTGGTTAGCCTTTAACTCTGCCAGTTCTTCTTTTAACTGTCGGTTCTCATCTAGTAGTTTGTTGAAATGTTCGCTGAGTACGCTATGAACTTGATCATCGTACTGTTTTTGTTTTAGCACCGCGTTGTCGATTGCCTCTTGATCTACTCGTGGCGGTGTACTACTCACAATGCATACACCGAACAATATGGTTAACAGCAACGTGCTTACTAGTAAATTTCTCATCGTACGTCTCCTAATTTTGGTGGCGCCCCATAACGGCATTATAACCGCGTAAGGTAAATCTGTGAAGTGGTCCTACGGAATAACGACCGTCCCTAGCCGGATGCAGACTCTGTTACCTCGTACTGTAGCTTCCCTGGCTGCTGCCGGGTTTGACAATCCCAGACTATTCGTCGACGGCTGGCATGGTGATCCTACATACCTGGGGCTCCCCGTAACTACCAGGGATACACCGGTGAGGCTGGTGGGCAACTGGTATGCCGGCATGTATGAGCTGTACTCCAGAGAGCCTAATGCTAATCGTTACGCCATGTTCCAGGACGATGTGCTAGCCGTAGGCAATCTGCGCAAGTACCTGGAGCGTTGCATCTACCCTAGAGATGGCTACCTGAACCTGTACACATTCCCGGAGAACACCAAGAAGGGCCATACCAGCGGATGGGCACAGAGCAACCAGCGAGGTATGGGAGCACTGGGGTTAGTATTCAACCGTGATGTACTCCAGATGCTACTCCAATCCAAGCGGATGGCCAATAAGCCTGCGGACGCAGGGATGCGCAGTTGGAAGCGACTGGACGGAGGCGTGGTCGAGGGACTGAAGGAATTCAAGGTGTACGAGTACGTCCACTTTCCCAGCCTACTGCAGCACACTGGAACAGAAGTCAGCAGCCTCGGCAATCTGATAGGGCGTAAACCTTACCAGGGGGTCAAGTCTTTTCCTGGGGAATCCCAAAATGCCTTGGAGTATCTGCTGCCGGAGCAGTCAATACCAGTAGAGCGGTCAGAAGATCCGGTAGCCAAGGCCATAGAACTGATCGGCGCAAATAGCGAGATGATACGGCTGTGGATAAACAAGGACTGCCCCGGGTGTATGCGCCATGAGCGCAAGCGAAAGCTAGGTGCTTGGGCCAGCCGCGTACTGCTTGGTAAGGTAGACGGTGCTGAAGATTATCTAAGAAAGATATTGGAGGACTGATGGACTACACTACGAGAACGACCTGTAGAGTCTGTGGTAGCAGCGATCTTGTGCCATTGTTCTCCCTGGGGAGCCAGTACGTAAATGACTTCCTTCTTCCAGGAGAGAAGCCCAAGCACAGAGTCCCGATCGACATAGAACAATGCACTGACTGCACCTTGGTGCAGGCCAAGCACACTGCACCCCAGGAGTTTATGTACTCCCGGTTCTACTGGTACAGATCGGGAGTCACCGAGACAATGCGTGGGATACTCCAGGGCATCGCCGACTTGGCTGGAGGGTACTTGCAGCCGGGGGACACGGTGCTGGACATCGGCTCCAACGATGGCACCTTGCTCAGGAGCTACCCAGAGGGTATGTACACTACAGTCGGGGTAGAACCGGCGGTCAACCTGGCTGAAGAAGGAACGAAGGGCGTGGACGTATTCATCAACGACTTCTGGACTGCCTCCAACTACAGAGACCACTGGAACTACCCGGCCAAGGTAGTAACGGCCATCGGTATGTTCTATGACTTGGAGGACCCCAACCAGTTCATCGGGGACATCGCCGAGGTAATGGACGAGGACGGGGTATTTATCGCCCAGTTGATGTGCCTCTACGACACCGTTGTCAATCGTGACGTAGGTAACTTCTCCCACGAACACCTGGAGTTCTACACATTCAAGTCATTGGAGCACCTATACCAATCCAACGGACTGGAAATCATAGACGTGGAGCACAACTCGGTCAACGGTGGCAGTTACCTCATTACTGCCAGGAAGACTAGTGGTGAAGTAATCCCTTTACCGAGGGCAGCGGAACGGATAGCCCGAGTCAGAGAACAAGAGTTGATGCTTGAAGATCTGAACACCTACTGTAAATTCAAACAGGACTTACTTAACAACAAAGCCAAGACGGTTACGTTCATCAAGCACGCCAAGCAGCGAGGGCAAAGCGTCTGGGTCTACGGAGCTAGTACCAAGGGCAACGTCATCCTCCAGTATTATGGGCTGAACTCCATCACGATCACCGGGGCAGCCGAGCGTTCTCCCGAGAAGTACGGAAGGGTGACGGTGGGCACCAACATCCCCATCTTCTCAGAGGAGCAAGCCAGGGCTGAACGACCGGACTACTTCTTGGTTCTACCATATGCCTTCATAGACGAGTTCGTGGCTCGTGAGCAGAAGTTCCTACAGCAAGGAGGTAAGTTCATCGTACCCCTCCCAAAGTTCACTGTGATTGGAGCGAGTCGATGAAGTGTCTCATACTCGGCATAGGGGGCCAAGACGGCTCCTACCTCGCTGACATACTGCTAGAGCAGGGCCACGAGGTCTATGGACTGGTCAGACACAGTAGTGCGGACAACCTGTGGAGGGTAAGGCACTGCTTGGATAGTCTGCACCTCGTGCAGGGGGACGTCACGGATCAGACTCTGGTGCCCCGTGTCATTGACGACTTGCTCCCGGACGAAGTCTACAACGTGGCCGATCAGGACCACGTAGAGTATAGCTACTCCAATCCGATGATCTCCTGGGACGTGACGGCCAGAGCGGCAGTAGGGGTCATGGAGGCGATCAGGCGATACAGCCCTGCATCTAGGATGTATCAGCCCTGCTCGGCGACCGTATTTGGTCACGCACCGTACCCGCAGAATGAATCTACTACGTTCAACCCCCTGAGCCCCTACGCTTGTGCTAAGGCAGCCGCGTACTACGCCACTAGGTATTACCGAGAGGTGTGTGGCGTGGGGGTTTGTCAGGCCATTCTGTATAATCATGACTCACCGCGCAGAGGTCCTGGATATCTTCTCCAGGAGATCGCACGCAAAGCTGTTGACTGCTTTTTCAACCACAGTACAGAGATGCTCCTGGGAGACCCCAGTTGCATAGTGGACGTGGGATACGCCAGGGATTACATGGAGGCCGTAGTGACGATGATGAGGCTGTCTGAGCCCGACGACTTCGTGCTATCTTCCGGCAACGCCCGTCCGATACGATTCATCGCTCAGAAGGCCCTGGAAATCGTCGGGGTGGATGTTCCCATTAATGCTGACCTGGACTTCAACTTCAAGAGACCTGACAGCCGCTCCAGGCTGGTTGGAGATTCCACTAAGGCCGCGATGTTGTTTGGATTTAACCCTAAGAGTACGTGGGAAGTGGTCCTGCGTATGATCATCGACAGAATGTTGAGGAGCGAATGATTATAGGCTCAATGGGATATGAAGTGCACAGTGGGCTGGGCCATCTCCTGCGAGACTTCTATCAGCACGGAATAGTCAACAGGGTGTTCCCCATCAAGCACTCCCACTACCAAAACTACCCTGGGCAGTGGATTGCCGGGAGAGACCGATATGATAACCCTAACAGGTTTGTTGAGGGACTGGAGGTGCTTCTACTATTTGAGAACGCATTCAACTGGTCAGCCGTCAAGCGTGCCAAGCGTAATGGCACCAAGGTCGTTATGATACCGAACTATGAGTACACCCCGTTCCCACTGCCGGTCGTACCAGACCTGATGCTGTGTGGGTCATCTCTGGATGTGGACTACTATAAGGACCTGTATAAGACTGAGATGCTGACTATCCCAGTGGATACGGATAGGTTTCCTTGGCGAGAGAGGACCACAGCTAGAACATTCATCCATAACGCAGGTCATGGTCAGCGAGGATTTGCCAAGGGTACTCTTCAAGTAGTTGACGCGATGCAGTACGTTCAATCTCCGGTCACTCTGATAGTACGAGGACAGCCTGGGGAGAAACGAATCAGAGATCTGTTCGGCTCTTGCAAGGGCAACCAGAGGATCGATCTGAGGTACGGAGAGTATGACGAGTTTGAGTTATACGCTGATGGTGACGTGTTCATCAACGCGGAGCAGTATAACGGTATGAGCCTTCCTCTCCAAGAAGCATATGCCAGCGGTATGGTCGTGATGACTACCGACCGCTACCCTACCAATACATGGTTGCCCCCAGAACCCTTACTACCAGTATCACACTACGAGCCAGACAAGATATGCGTAGAGTTCGACCGTGCCGTAGTAGATCCACGCGCGATAGCCGATAGCATAGACTCGTGGTACGGTCGCGACGTGTCGGGGCTATCAGCGGCCGGGAGAAAGTGGGCCGCTGAACACTCGTGGAGCGCGATGAAACCCAAGTACCTAGATGTACTGAGTGATGTACTGAGTAACCTATGAACATTGCACTGTGCACCTTAGTCCTGAACGAGATGGAGTGGCTACCCAAGCTGTACGAGCAGCACAAGAACTGGCCCGGGCTAGTCAAGTGGGTATTCGTTGAGAGTGCAGACCAAGTCTACGCTCAGACCAACCCCAGGATGGTGGACCGTTGCGGTCTCAGCACGGACGGTACGACGAAGTACCTGCACGACTTGGCGTATTGCGACCCCAGAGTGGTGCATATTCCTTACGGGTTTTCCAACAGCGCCAACCCTGCCCAAGGCAAGTGTGAATCCAGGAGCCAGTATCTTCGAGCACTGGACGACGTAAAACCAGACTTCTTCTTCGTGCTGGATGGAGATGAGTTCTACCCCAAGGTATTCCAGCAGCAAGTCAATGATCTGATGTGGATGTGTCATCGGTCGCACACTGGGTACTGCTTCAAGCATCTGCATCCGTGGCGACCTCCCAGTATCCAGAATGAACCCCTGTTCCGTTACGAGGTGACGGGGGGATTCTGGGACATCCCACTGTGCCGGGGATGGAGGTGGAATTCTGGCCTTGAGTATGCCAAGAACCACAACACCCCACAGGACAGCAACGGGGTGATGTTGGATTGCAGGCTCAAGCGACTCGATGAGCGCAGAGAGACTCCGTACTGCGTGCACATGGCATTCTCTTCCGATGTAAAGAACCGACACGCCAAACACCAATACTACGCGGACAGGGGTGAAGCAGTGGACCCCAAGCGCAGTTGGTACGTGGAGAGCCGTGCAGCATTCGAGACGTGGAAACCCGGAGACCAACTGCCTAGAAATGCCAGAGTAATGTTCTATGATGGAGAGGTGCCAGAATGCTTCAGACAGTGATGAATGATGATTACTGGCTAGCTAGACTACGTATGGCTCGTATCTCAGGAATGCACTATGCAGCCTACGACGTGGACGAGGTGGTATGGGACGATATCCAACAGGCGCACTCCGAGATCCTAGCGTCACTGATTCCCCACGACAGAGAGACCAGAATACTTGACATAGCTTGTAACTATGGATCGTTGATGGAGTGCCTTCCTCCTGGAATCCAGTACACGGGGGTGGACTACCACAAGTGCTTAGTGGACGCGGCTGCCAGAAGGCACCCTCACAGGAAGTTCGTGCGAACGGACGACTACAAAGAATTACCGCCAGGGAACTACGACTTGGCAGTGTGCAGATCCCTAGACGGCAGCATCAAGGAGCAGTTGGGATTCGCCGAATGGCGCAGGATCGAGAATGCTATTCTGGACATATCCGACTCCCTGCTGCTGCTCAACTACAGCGACCCGCGAACGTACCGCATGTCAGACTCGGTGCGCAACCCCGAAGAGTTCACCCACAACACGATCTGCTTCGACGGGGGGCAGTTGGTCTACCGAGTGGGACAGGACGCGACGTGCGAGATATACGACTTGTTGGTTCCAGAAGAGAAACGGCGCAGCGGCATAGCCACCAAGCTGATCGACGAGCTGTTCACAGTGCACCCAGGTACTGTCTATGGGTTCACTCGCAGTACCAACAGAGAGGCGCAGGCGTTTTATTCGGCCGTAGGATTTACCCTACAGACCGTACCTAATCTATACCGAGGCGAGGACGGAGTATTGTTCTCACAGCAACGACTACCAGGAGCAATCGAGTGATCTACCAACCAGGACAAGTAAAACCCCTGCTGAAGTACGTAACCGAAGATACGGGACTGTTCTTACTAGGAGGACCAGCAGACGCTAATGAGGCCCAGGTATTTCATGACCATTTTCCCTTCATCCCAATCATCGGTATAGAGCCCAACCGTCGCATGTTACGGTACCAGGAGCAGGTAGGGTTTCCTGGTGTCATGATTCCAAAAGCGTTATTCGACCGAGAGACGGTGATGCCATTTTATCTCTTGGGAGAAGACGACCGTAGCAGTCGCTTGTCAGCAGAACAGGCTCCAGCCTACTTCGTCCAGACAACTACCATCGACAGCGTGGTGCGGTTGATGGGCCAATCCTTCACAGGCAAGATTGCCTTGTGGCTGGACATTGAGAGGTCCGAGCTGTCTGCCCTTATGGGAGCCACCTACTGCTTTACCCATGACTTGATCCAGACAGTCTATCTGGAGGTTCTACCGGATACAGAGGAGTCATTAAATGGGCTTCTCAAGTGTTATGGGTTTACGCAGGCTGAGCGGGTCAATGAGCATGGCAGTACCAAGGACGTGCACATCCCCATGGATTATCGCTACGACGCCATCTACACACGAGGGTGATATGAGTTTACGTTTTGCAAACTCTTGTTTTATGCACATACCCAGAACCGGTGGTATGTGGCTAGAAGAAGTCACCGAACGACTTGGTATCATACGTCAGAAATTCAAAGGAGATATAGACGCTCATTTAGCATGGAACAGTATGCCGCCCTTTTGGAGACAACTGCATCCATTCTCCTTCATCAGGCACCCTTGGTCCTGGGTGCGTAGTAGGTGGTCGCACAGCGTAGAACACGGCATTGCAGCAGACTACCGCCACTATGGCATCAACAGGGTATTTGATACCTATGTAATGCCGTCATTCGCAGACACTCTACGTAAGATCCTAGCTGAAAATCCAGGCGTTGTGTCATGGACATTCAATAAAATAACTGAGGGTATCCCCAGAGAAAACCTGCGGTGTACTGAAGACCTGCCAGAAGCTGCCTGGGAACTATTGCACCGCTTTGAAGGGATTAGCCGAGAACAACTCCAAGTAATAGAAAGGGTACTGCCGATTAACGGTACGTCTAAAATGGACAAGTATCGCTTGGAACTTGATTCTGTGCCTACATCAATAATTCAAGATTTTATAACATCTGAAGACAGCCTAGTCCAACTCTGGCAGGATTCCCGAATGATAAAGGATTAACAATGAATTATCAACACGGTAACTACGCAGACGAGTTCCGCAGCAGGAGCGGAGCCTATTGGACAGCGGCATCAGCGTACGCCATAGGCAGCGGACCTCCACCGTGCAGGCCCTACCAGGTGGAAGTCCACCCAGTGCTGGTGGGCTCCCCAATCTGTCTTCAGCGGTGCGTGGACTGCCACGGGCAGTTTCATCGGGAGCGAGGAGTACTCACCCAATCCCACTACAACGAACTGATAGATGACTTGATCGCTATGAGGGTGCCATCGGTCGTACTGTCAGGGGTGTACTCCGACCCTTCATGCAACGAGTCCTTGCTAATGTCGTTTCTCTACCGCGGAGGCCCGCACTGGGGCGTCAAACTACACACCTACGGACTAGGGATCACTCCCATGGTGCGAGAAGCCATCGTGCAGGCGTCGTTAGATGATCCATACAACCAGTCCTACGTTACGCTGTCAAAGAGCACGACTGACCCCGCTGTCTTCCGCGATATGTGCCGTCCTCTCGCTAATGCTCCAAATTTACAGGCGGAAGAGGCCAACCTCAGGGATCTGTTCAACCTAGTTGGTAGGCACGGGTCCCGCATAGAGGTACGACTGAACTACCGCATCACGCGGATGAACGGGAGACCACACCAGATCGCCGACATTCTGCGATGGCTGGCCGACACTCCGCAGTTCGTCAAGATCAGATTCACTACAGACTACGTACCATCTGGAGCCTCTCTAGAGTACCTGAGCTGGTTCGCCAACAACGTATATATCCCACCAGGAGTCGCTCAAAATTCCATTAGCAAGGCCATCGTTGACGCCGAGTTCTGGGAAGTAGACCGCATCAGCTTCCGCGATCCAGAAGCATCCAACTACTCAGGCAATACTTGCTACAACGGACTCCTGTTCAGCACGGTGGCAGCCAACGGACGGCTGTACCCGTGTCAGGGAGTGGCCGTCAGCGCCTATGACCGACTGTCCTACGGCGACCTTACGCAGCGCAGGTTCTCTGAATGTTGGAAAGAGTACGTCGAGTTATGGAGGGATAGTAACCCTATCGAAGATGGCTGTCCCAAGTGCGCCGCATCTTGTGAGCGTATGATCAACGATGCTATGGCCAAGGAGATCAACCGTGGAAGCCTATAGACAGTTAGAGGTCAAGTTGGCAGAGTGGATTGAAACGCATCCACGGCAGATGGTGGCGTGCAGCAGCGGTACCGCCGCGTTGCACCTAGCACTGGAGACTCTACGATCTGAATTCACCGGACCTGTCGTAGTACCAGACTACACGATGGTGGCTTGTGCTAGAGCGGTCACCCTGGCTGACCGCAGGTGCGTGTTCGTGGGGTGCCGGGACGATCTACTGATGGACTTGGACGGTGTTCCCGAGAGTGCCAACGCGGTCATGCTGGTGCATATTTACGGCAGGCAGTCCGTTCCAGAGAGACACTACCCAGTCCAGATAGAGGACATGGCAGAACTGCATGGACCCAAGCCCCAGATCAATAGTCGTGCGGCATGTTGGTCATTTTACCAGAACAAGGTGGTCCACGGAGAGGAAGGCGGAGCGGTTTGGTTCAAGAATCCCAGAGATGCGGACCATGCGCGTCAGCTCCGGTGCGTGGGGTTCACCCCGGCCCATGACTTCATCCACATACCGAGAGGTCACAACTACCGGATGGCGAACTGCTTGGCTGAAAAGATCATAGACAGCCTAGCTAACTTCTCCCAGGAAGTGACAAGACGACGTGAGGTAGAGTCCTACTACGACGGGCTAATCCCCGACGGATGGCGCATGCCCAGCCGACTATCTCCGTGGGTCTATGACTTGAGGATACCCCATCTCACCCGCAGTAGGTTACTGGCGTCAGTCAACAAGCTGAATTCTCGGGACGTGGAAGCCCGGGCCGGATTCGCCCCCATGACTATGCAGCCAGAGTACCACTCAGGGGTAACCACCCCCAGAACCCGCAGGGCCTACGACGAGGTGATGTACCTGCCCCTGACTCCCAGCCTAGGATACCGGGACGCAACCAGGGCCGTCGATCTACTGTGCGAGGGAGTCTGACCGTCAGCTTTACCCCCTAAAGGGGTTAGGTGTATCGCTCCCGCCTAGCCCCCGGGGGTAAGGCGTAGGCATAATATCCCGTTTAAGGCCTCTAGCAGGCCCATTTAGGGCCTCCGGCACCTAGGCCCTAGTAACCCTACCCGCGGCCCCGGCAAGCCCTTAGGCGACGACGTAGGCGCATAAAAATAGCCCCAGCTCCCCTACGCGGGGAGCTGGGGCTATCTAAGAGGTTCCTCGGGGGACGCTAAGCTGGGTGAGTGGTGCCGCGCAGTCGGCTGCCGTTGTGTCCGACTAGCTTGAGCACCCTGTTACTGATTCGGTCAGGGGCAGTAACCTTTGGCGGGTCTTGCCTCTTACGCTCCAGTTCCATCCGCAGGGCCTTGGGGATAGACTCCCCAGTGTAATTGACGATCTCATTCATCGCCGTTCTCCTATAGGTATAAGTAACTAGCTACTGCTATTCCTAGGCAAAAGCCTGAAGCAAACACGAACACCAAAGTAAGAATCCATTCTTCCCTCATCATCTGGCGGCCCTCCTTTTCTTCAGTTGGGTGTAAACCCGGTCTACCGTCATGGAGATTTTTTCCTCCCCAGGGTATGGACGGTCAGGGTGGAACACACTATTGTTGGGGTAGTCGTAGCTGGGCATAGGACTGAGGCCGCACCGTTCACACGTATTGCGTTTGCCATTATCCTCCTGCTGCCGGTTACACACTGGGCATCGTACTTGCATCACAATCCTCCTTATGTTAGTCGATGCTGTAGACTGTAGCGTCCTGAAATTCTGCGAGTGGTTTACCCAACGTCTTGCGCTGGCAGCTGCCATCTCTGCGGTATACGTCCACGACCTCTCCCTCTCGGTCGTAGGGGCCTTGCACGCACCAACGACCTTCCCACTTGCGCCAGGTGAACTTGTCACTGGCAGATCGTTGGGGTTGGGCAGGTGCCTCCGGTGCAGCATACTTACCGCTGGAGATAATTCGGTCCACGTTCATCGAGTCGTTACCCGTGAAGAACGGGCACTCGCTTACATCCAGCGTCTCCTTGGCCCGGGTCAGGGCCACGTAGAGCAACTTCAATTCAGCGTCGCCGCACTTGCTCTTGACTGCAAAGTCGCTGGCCAGCTTGACGTGCCTCCACTCCCGTCCCTTACTCTTGTGAGCCGTGCTGATGACCAGATCAGCGTCCTCTTCCTGGGGCATACCTCGCAGGGCATCCAGGATGGTAGTGACGCCGAAGCTGTCGATCAGCTTGACCATCAACTGAAGGTCCTTACCCTCGTCCATGGAAACGTACTGCTGTAATTCACCCCAACTGCTGAAGCACGCCAGCTCCGGGTGACTGGTATTACCTGTCTCTTGCAGGTCCTTGGCCCCCTGGACGAACGAGATGAGCTGGCTGCTGCCTCCCACCAGGTAGGGATGCTTACCATGGTCGATGGCCTCCAGTAGGTAGCCCACGGCCATCGCGTTGGTACGGCACAGGATGGCATCCGGTTGCTCACTGGTAGCTCCACTGACGACCGTAGAGTTAATGGCCTCGTAGCCTCGCAGCCGTAACTGGGTCTGCTCCTGGAGGAGACTCAGCACCGCATTGGCCACCTCAGCGATGGCCGGACCGAACCGGAATGACTGACTAAGGTATAACCTAGGGGCTCCGGGGAATGCCGCTAGGGCGTTCACGGCCCCCCGCCACTCGTAGATCTGCTGGGCACTATCGCCGACCAAGATCACCTGCGGACGGTACTCACGGTCTGGGTTAACCTGCTGAGCCAGTATGTCCAGCATCACTGGTGCGGTGTCCTGCGCCTCATCTAGGAGTATGTAATCTGCAGAGATCACAGGGTCGTTCAACTGCCACAGCTTAACATAATGGTCATGGGTGAAAGGCATCGTGCCGTCCGGGTCGGCGATGTCAGCCCACGCCTTCTGGGCGAACGGTACGAGGTACTCCTTGACCGCGTCGTTGTTGTCATAGGTCCGCTTACCATCTGCGGGCTGATCCAGGCCGTCCATGTAGGCAAAGTGTTTACCCCCTATCTCGCGGTCAGCAGACTGGCAGAAGTTGCCAATGGCCATCATCACGCGGGTGGCCAGGAACTGGGCTGCCAACTCCTTCTCCTTTACCTCCTTGCCCTCACTGTCCTTGATCGACGGCAACGAGAAGTTCTTGATGCCGATCATCTCGGCAATAGCTTTGGCCCTAACCCGGTTGCCGCCCAGGCGATGGCTGTACTTGCTGCCGATCGCTCTGAACGCGAGGCTGTGGGTGGTATTGCACTGGCATGCGGTACCACGGAACTTGCCGGAGCTGTCCACCACGAGGCTCTTGTTGAATGCTGTGTACTGCCCTCTTCCCTGGAGCACGTCCACCAGCATCCGGTCCGTTGTTGTCTTACCCGTGCCTGCTCCGGCCTCGATCATGATGACCGGCGTGCCCCTAGATGCCTCCTCCATGATGGCCTGTTGCTCCGGTGTGGGCGTCCTACCATTAGAGGATGGCTTACTAACGGCCGACGCCTTGCGGATAGCCTTATCTAAATTCTGACTCTTTTTCATCGTATCGCTCCTTGGTAGGGGTAAAATTATTCCCAGTAGGTTCTGCCCATGGCCCCACGCACCTTCTTGAGGCCAAGTGAACGCATAACCTCGTCCTTGTCCTTGCGTGCTTGCCTCCTGCGGGCTAGGGTCTTCTTGTGCTTCATGTCGATCTCCATCTCACACTTCTCGCAGACGTTCTCGCCGTCCTTAGTGTAGATTTCGTTTCCGCAATAGTTGCATAGTTGCTTGGTTTCATCATGTACCCGCTGCCACACGGTGCGCTTTTGACCGCGAGGGTATCCCTGCCGCTGTGGGGCATCGGCGTATGCCTGGACCGATGATGGGTCCAGGACGTAGTAGAATCCACCCGGCATACTGCGTCGCCGGGATTTAAGGGTGCCCTGCTGACAGAGCACCCTCACTTGCCGTACCGAGCAGCCGATGACGGCTGCCGCTTCTTTTGGGGTCATTTATTAATCCTCGAACATGCCTCTCTCGAACATGCCTCTCTCGAACATGCCTCTTCGGCGATCGCGATTAAGTCTAAGTCGCATGGACACGCCCTCGCTGCCCTCTCCGCCGCCCCCGCCGCACACGCCGCCGCCCACGCCGCCGCCCACGCCGCCGCCGCCCGCGCCGCCGCCTCCTCCGCCGCCAAAGCCGCCGCCGCCGCCCACGCCGCCGCTTTCTTACTGCGGTCCCTTCCGCTCATCCAGTTGTCCGCCCATTCACGCCAGCCGGGATGGACGCAGCCAGCCGCTCTCGCGCAGAGGATCGCGAATCGCACGCGCTGTTCGGTCGTGATTTTCGGTAGCGGGATCTGCTTGATCGTGGTTAGGCTGGTCGTGCCAACCTTGAGGCCGTGATCAGTTTTGCCCACCTCGCCTTCCGCTTCCCAGAGAATTGGGCTACGAAAATCGGCATGAATCGAATTCAGTAATACGGCCAACAATGGATGGGTGTAGGCATGAATCCAACCGGGTCCGCAAAGCTCGCCCTCGCCGCTAGCGGTGTGCGTGACATTTTCGCCCCATTGTGTGTTGTTGTATGTTTGGCCATATTCGTCGGTTAGTTTGTACAGTCTCATGTATCGCTCCTGATGAAATCCCCCCACCCCGCCGCCACGGGCGACGGAGTGGGGTAACGAGGTGAGTGAATTACAACTTTCCCTCTTGTCGCAGTCGCGTCTTCAGATCATCCGGAATGTACACCGGGTGGCTATAGCGTCGCGTGGCGACGGAGATCGCCTCTTTGACTGTGCGTCCTGTCCCCCACATGTAGCCGTCTTCGGCCGAAACGACGCCGAAACGTCGGTTTCCCTGGCCGGTCCAGTATTCTACGATTGCTCCGAACATGTTTCACCTCATCGTCTAATGCGCCTCCCCGAAGTGGTTCGGCAAGCCCCGGTTTGCGGCATCGAGCCGCGTAGCGATTCGCCGGGGGTGGTGAGATCAGCCTTGGGTCTCGGCCACGTACGCGCCATCATCATCGGCCAGAGCGATCCAGCCGAGATTTTCCATCGCCGAAACGAGAGCCTCTTTATCCACGGCCAACTCCTCATCGCGGCCTAGGGCCTCCAGTCCGTCAAGGAGCACGATCGGAAAGGACTGCCAATCGTTGCAGTCCACCTCGTACAGTTCCTGCACGATTCCCCGCGTGGGGGATGATTGATTGTGGCCGAGTCGGTAAGCCCTCGCCTGCGGATCATAGGCGGCTTCCGAGATCGCTTCTGCGGCTGCCTTGGCCTCTGCCTCGGTATCGTGCACCGATATCAGGCGGTACTCCGTGCTGGGACCGTAGAAATCGGTTTTCGCGATTGCTCCGAACATGTTTCACCTCATCGTCTAATGCGCCTCCCCGAAGTGGTTCGGCAAGTCCCCGTCCGGATCGCGAGTCCCGGTTACGCTGCGGGGAAGCCCCACCCCGCCGCCACGAGCGACGGAGTGGGGGAACGAGATTCGTTCAGATCGGCTACCCGCCGTGGGTTGCGGCTCAGTTGCCGCGGGGGTCTTCTGTCTCGCCGGCGATGATCGCTTTGGCTAGCCGGCGGTAGGGGCGGATCGACCGGCGAGTCAGCCGGCGGATGTCGGCTCGGGTCTCGGGGCCGGCGAAGCGATTGATCGGCCTGTCCTGCCGGCTGCAATTGCAGGCTCGGCAAGCGGTGACCAGATTGGCCGGCTCGTTGCTGCCGCCGTCGCTGTCGGGTCGCACGTGGTCGAGCGTAATGTCGCTCGGGTGGGCGCCGTGCAGGTCCCGGCAGCAATACACGCAGCGGAATGAGTCTCGGAGGTAGATGGCCAGCCTGAGATCTTTGCGGCAGACGACGCCTTTGTAGCCGGCTTTGCTGTTTCGGCCGTTCGTGGCTTTTTTCGTCTTGGTCATCGTCTCACCTCGTTGTTGGGGGTTAGCCTCATCAGTGCCGGTTCGTCCGGCAGACGCCCCGGAGGGCGTTTCGGCGGTTCAGGTTTCGTGTGGTAATGGTAACTCATCAGGCACGGCTACCAATGCCGTGCGACCTAGTGTCTGCCTGCGGTGGGGATGAGGGGTAACTCATGCCATCCGTTGTTCGGCAGGTAAGATTTAGTTTTCAAAGAACACCCTTACTATACGCCTTATCGGCCTCAAGTAAATAGCCGGGGTAGGCTATTTTGAGATATTTATAAAAGTATTTATAAGGGTATTACTAAATAGTTGCTGGGTAAGGACTTACGACTTAAAGATATTTTGCCGTAACCAACAGAAAAGGCCCCCGATTAGGGGGCCTGTGTGGTAGAAAATGGGGCCATCCGTGGCCCCTGGCGGTAGCGGCTAGGCTACGCGGTAGGTTGTCGAGGGGATGGCTGCTGAGATAGTAGCTTCGCAAACGGCTCGACCACCTCTGACCCGGCACCCTGGAACCCGTTAGCTATCTTGCACACGGCACTCTTGCCGCGGACGCCGACCACGCGAACCTGGTAAGGTTCGCCGTCATCGCTCATGATCCAGCGGGTCTTGCCTAGCAGGCCAGTGATGTTATTGGAATCCTTGGGCGGCTTAGGGGTCTTTTGTTTACGCTCCGCTGGAGGCAGCTCACCATTAGTCTGCTTCTGTTGCTTGATCGTCTTGATCTTCTCCTCTTGCTCCTCCTTGGGCGGTGCCTTGGTTACCTGCTCCTCGTTCAGGTCGGCTAGGCTGCCAATGTCGATGCCCCCGACTACGGGATGTTCGTCCAAGTAAGCGAACCCATCTTCGTCCTCCTGGTAGTGGAGCGTGAGGTTGGCTTCGGTCAGCTTCTTGCCCTGGGTGGTGAGATTCCACGCCTTGATTAACAGAGCCATCTTGCCGTCCAAGCTGTTGTCGCCGTCCTCGATCATCGCGGCCAAGCACTTGCGGATGGGGGCCATGCTGCCGTCATCTCCGGCCAGCATCACGAACCAGTCGCACGCCACGCCCCACTGACTGAAGTCGATGATGGACTCGTCGTGCCGCTCGCTGTTCAGGTACGCGGTCTGATCGGTCTTGCTGGTGGCGAACAGGTACAGCAGGGCAGCGCAGTAGCCGCGGCCCAGAAACCGACACAGCTTGCCCTCGCTGTCCTCCGTACTGACGTGGTCAATAGCCCCTAGGATACGCTGATGGCGCTCCAGGAAGTTCACCGACTCGCTGTGCGTCCTGCGGGGTGAGAACCCATCGAGGTTCTCGGCAGTACGCACCCACAGCAACCGTATGGCGTAGTCAGTAGCCCTGGCGGCCTGCTTGCGTTCTCCTGGAGGAAGATCAGCGAAATAGGGGCTGCGGTAGATCACGTCGGCCAGCGTGCGCGGCTTGCACGTGTCCATCGTGTTGACCACCGCGTCGTCCTCGTCTACTCCAACGGCCACTAGCTTGTCGATGGTAGGCGGTCCGTGCAAGGCCGGATACAGTCCCGGGTCCTTGGCGTAGTCCTTGTCGGCGAGTACCAGGGCGATCAACTGGTGCTGGCCGTTCAGTACGTGTCCCATTTTGCCGATGATGACCGGCTCGCCGTTGTACCTCCAACGTCCTCGTAGGATCTCCTGCTTCAGAGCCAGCACGTTGCCCAGCGACAGTGGGCGGTTCATCACGTTGTATTTGCACCGTACCTTAACGCTACTGTCATCTCCGTTCTTGCAACTAAAGAGGTAGTCGCCGCCGTATCTGACGTTACTGCCTCCCTTGCCCTCCTCCATCCATCCGAGGATCTCCTTGGCAGTCTCCGCGTCCAGTGGTGGCTTGTCGCCGCCTTCCTTGCACAGTGACACCTTCTCTGTTGGGTAGAGCACCTTAACTTCAGGCTGGTCTGATGTTACTACTGATGCATTGGTCCTGGTCTTGCTAGCCGCTTTTGCCTTAGCCATTGTCACACTCCTAGTAATAGGTGTTATGTCTACCGTGCGACGTGCACGGTAGGCCCTATTTATAATAGTTACGCGAGTAAAAGTAAATACATATCTTAAACCCTTATATACTACGTACTTACGTACTTACGTAACGATATTGCCCCACTATATTATAATGTATTTCTGCGTTGCGTAAGTTTGCTTAGGGGGTAGGGCAGGGGGATCGGGGGGCCGCGGCGGTATAGCGTTCTGGGGATAGGGTATTATTAAAGGGTACGTGTCACGCATCTGATACACAATACATGGGAGGACCGAGATGGCTAAGAACCACATGACCGAGTACCCTCTGCGATACCCTTGGGATGACTGGTTTGCTAGGGCATCCAAACGACCCATCAAACTTCGTAGGGGTGAACATTTCCCATGCATGATACATAGTATGGGAGTTCAGATCCGTACAGCAGCCGCAGAGCGAGGCTTGCGAGTGAAGGTATTAACCGCAGACAATATCCTTACTGTGGAGGTACTGTGACAATGCCTGAGATGCCATGTAATAAGACATTCATTGGCGTCGATCCTGGTAAACATGGAGGATTAGTGTGCATGGACTACGATGGCCGAGTGCTCGACCTGATTAGAATGCCATCCACCGAATCTGACGTTTGGAAATGGTTCATCGAGATATATGATCCTAGCGTTCGCACAGTCGCCGTGATCGAGAAGGTGCATAGTATGCCCAAGCAGGGTGTAGCTTCATCATTCACGTTTGGGATGGGGTATGGCGGGTTGCGGATGGCGTTAATTGCCGCTGGTATTCCGTTTGATCAGGTCACGCCGCAGAAGTGGATGAAGGCGATAGGCATCCCGCCGCGCAAGAAGACCGACACTAACAACCAATGGAAGAACCGTCTTAAGGCGCACGCTCAGCAACTCTTCCCCCAGGAAAATATCACGTTGGCCACAGCCGACGCTCTTTTGATCGCCGAGTATTGTAGGAGGGCCTACCGATGATGATAGATCCAGATCTATCATGTATATTCGGGGAGTACAGTGTCTACGCTGCTACGTTAGACGCCAGTCTTGGGTTGAATAACCCTATGATCACACAACCCGAAAATCGGGGAATAATGATCCCGTTAATGCTATGCGCCGAGCTATTTCTGATGGGTCCTCCTGAGCACCGCGCGAATATCTATGAGCGCGTGGGTATGAATCTATTGGAGCAGCACAACCACAAACTACCAAAGGTACAATGATGAACTACTCTCAATTTAAGGTCACGTATACGGATTGTCAGTCATGCCCGCTGTGCGATCAGCGCAGGAATATGGTATTCGCTCGGGGTAGAGTGCCGGCTCCGCTGCTACTGGTGGGTGAGGCTCCTGGGGCCAGCGAGGACACGCTCGGCATACCATTCATTGGGCCTGCTGGGAAACTACTGGACAAGATTTTGAATATGGCCTTAGATGGTCAGATGGATTATGCAATCACTAACCTGGTCTGTTGTTTCCCCAGAGATGCCAAGGCTACGCCGAACCACCAGCCACCGAGGGAATCCATTCAGGCATGTTCCGCTCGTCTGGCCGACTTCATCGTGTTGTGCCAGCCACAGGTGATCGTGACGGTCGGTAGCCTATCCGATAAGTGGTTGCCCTACGTACTAGATCGCTGGGTGGAAGATTGGGATGGTGTACTAGTAAGTATTATCCATCCATCCGCAGTCATCCGCATGGATGAGTCCCAGCAGAGCCTTGCCGTGCGCCGTTGCGTGGCTACGCTGGAGGATGTAGCGGCTAAAATACTCGGTTAGTAATACCGTTTATAATAGGAGCATCGCTAGTCGCGCGACTGGCACTTAGGGCAATAAGTAAGAGGGTGGTTGTGTATGATGTATTCATGGTGGGTAGAATTAACAGAAGTCTACAACGACGCTGTATTATTCTTAGGTAAATGGTACGACGTACCATTTCTGCCGGTAATTGGTTTGGTAGTAGAATGCCGAAACTCCTGGAAAGATGCTGATATTAATAATGCTACTATCACCAATTGGTACTACGTACTGGATGACGGTGGAACAATAGTTGTAGAATTATCCATAACAGACCTTAGATGCGGTAAATGTATTGTAGGAACTCCTTGCTTAGACGAAGATTGCGTAAGTCTCCTTGGCAATGACAATGATAAACAAGATTACCCTAAGGTTGATGATGTATTAGGTAACGATTGGAACGTTACTAGAATTGACATAAACCCTGTTCCAGGGACCACCCAAGATGAGATTTGGAAAACTCGGAGATAAAAACAGGAGCGAATTATGGCTAAGAAGAAGACGATTACGAGAGCGTTGAAGAAACAGGCAGCTAAGAGGCGGCAGGAACCAGTATGGGACGGGCCGTGTGACCCTGGACCGCGTGGGGGCGTGACACAATCACTGCTGTCGGTGTTCCTCTGCTGCCGGGAACGGTTCAGGCTGCGGGTGGTGGAGGGGTTATCACCTCCAGACCAGTTCAACCACCGCATCGAGTACGGGAGCATGTGGCACATTTGTGAAGAGGAACACGCAAGACACGGGTTGGAGAAAAAGGTAAAGGGAAGGACTCTAATTTCCGATCACTGGATAGACCCGCTTAGATCTTACGTCCAAGATCTATGCCGTAAGTACCCGATGAGCCAACAGCATATCGTACACTGGATGCGGGTTTGCATGACCCAGTTCCCGGTCTACATGGACTACTGGGCCAAGAATGCTGACGAGAAGCGTAGGAAGCCAGTATTGCAAGAGCAGGTATTCCACGTGCCTTATCATCTTCCCTCAGGAAGGAGAGTGTGGCTACGCGGTAAGTGGGATGGTGTAAGCCAGTATGGTAAGCAGTTCTACATGGACGAGAACAAAACCAAGGGCGACGTCAAGCCGGAGCAGATTCGTCGTCAGATGGATTTTGACCTACAGACCATGCTATACTTAACGGCTCTAAGGTCGTTAGATGCAAACTGCCCTATAGCGTCTGATAAAGTGGCTGGGGTAAGGTATAATGTTATACTACGCCCTTTGAGTGGCGGAAAACACAGTATCCGTCAGCACCAGCCCACTAAAAAGAACCCTAGTGGTGAGAGTGACAGCGAATTCTACGTTAGGTTGGGAGAGTTGATCTCCAGTGAACCGGACTACTATTTTCATCGTTGGGTCGTTGACATCACGGATAAGGATGTGGAGCGATTTCGTCTACAGTTTCTGACTCCTATACTAGAGCAGCTATGTGACTGGTGGGAGTGGCTATCCTATTGGAGTAGCAAGTTGGCTACTAATGACATGGGTGTATTGGCAGAATGGTCCGAGTGCTATGTACACTGGCGGACTCCGTATGGATTCTACAACGTGCTGGGGGAGGGTGGTAGTACGGACATGGATGAGTACCTGGCGACGGGGAGTGAGATCGGGCTGGAGCGTGGTATACCGTTGTTTAACGAGCTAAAGGAGGAGTAGATGCCTGTAGTTAAGAAACAGACTCAACTGAAGAAGCCAGCCGGTAAGGCTAGAGGAATCGCCGGCAGAATCAAGCCGGTGGAGTTGCACGGTGGCGTGAAGCTGTTGGTGTATGGCAAGGGTAAAACCGGCAAGACCAGGTTCGCCAGTACGTTCCCTAAGAAGGTGCTGATCGCTGGGACAGAGGATGGCACTCGTAGTGTGGTCAACGTGAAAGGAGTAGATTTTGTACTACTCAAGTCAAGTCAGGACATGGAGGATGTGATCGATCTGGCCAGAGACGGCGGGTACAGTACATTGTGCCTGGACCACGCCGGAGGCTTGCAGGATCTGATCCTGAAGGAGATCCTGGGGCTAGAGGACATGCCCGTGCAGAAGTCATGGGGCATTGCCAAGCAGCAGGATTGGGGCACGTCGTCTATGCAGACCAAGGAGAGGCTGCGCCACCTACTGGATCTGGCAGACACCCACGAAACCAACGTGGTGATAATCGCCCACGAGCGTAACTTCAATGATAACGAGGAGTCTGACCTAATCTTCCCAACGGTGGGCGCGGCACTGACTCCCAGCGTGGCTGGGTGGCTCAACGGCGCAGTAGAATATATCTGCCAGACGTTCATACGTGAGGAGACCAAGGAGGTGTCGATGGTCAAGGGCAAGACTACCCAGAAGAAGACCGGCAAGGTGGAGTATTGCCTACGCATTGGACCCCACCCGGTCTACATGACCGGGTTCCGCGTACCGATGGGGGTGGAGATCCCGGACTCGGTATCTGACCCGTCTTACGAGAAGATCCGCAAACTAATCGAGGGTAAGTAAAGCAATCAAGGAGGTTATCATGCTGGTACTGAGTAGGAAGAAGAACGAGTCGATAGTAATCGGTGAGGATGTCATGATCTATGTCGTTGAGATCCTGGGGGACAAGGTCCGCATCGGGGTAGAAGCCCCTAAGGAGGTATCGGTTCACCGTCGGGAGGTATCGGTTCACCGTCGGGAGGTATTCGACGCGATACGCCGTAACCGCGAGCACGTGGGGGAGTAGTCACCCGCCTAGGGTATAATAGGGTTAGTACGTACTGCAACTTAACACAGGAGTAACTACAGATGGCAAAGAAACAGAGTGCCTTGGCTGGACGGCTTGGAAAAGCATTGAAGAAGCACGCCAACGATGAGACTAACTACGGGGTCGACCTGACTGATCCACCTCCGGGTATTACTGGAGGGATAGCGCAGCTCACGTCTGCCACTATCGGCGAGTACAAGAGCGGCAAGTACCAGGGCGAAAAGTTCTGCCGTATGGCGGGTAGCATCATCAGCCCTAAGAAGCACACGTACAGTCCACGGACGTTCTCCAGCGGTAAGATCGTCGTCGGCGAACCTACGACTGTGGACGTGGCTGGGCTGTTTACCTCAATCATGATCCCGCTATGCGACACGGTCAAGGGCGACGGTACCGTGGTGGACATGGAAGAGCACGTGGCCGCCGTAGAAAACGAGCTGCGCAAGCTGGGTGCGGACACGTCTGAGCTGGAAAGCGAGGAGGACCTGGTTGCCCTGCTGGAGGCACTAGTAGAAGCCGGTCCCTACTTTCGCTTCGGCACCAGTAGCGGTGACCCCACCAAGGACTACCCAACGCCTCGTACGTGGCAGAACTGGTATGGCAGTAAGGGCCTGGAGGACTATACGACCGAGGATATGGAAGACGAGGTGGAAGATGCCACGGAGGAAGAAGAGGATGACATCCCTTTTGACGATGCAGAGGAATCTGTTACTGAGGAGGAAGAGGACGAAGGCCAGACGCTGGAGGAACTGGCTGATGCAGCAGATGGCGGGGATGAGGCTGCCCAAATTGAGATAGCCAATCGCGCCAAGGGCTGCGGTGTTGACCCGGAAGACGAGCGGTATGCTACCTGGACTGCCGTGGCCACTGCCATTGAGGGAGGTGGCGACCCAGAGGCTAGCGAAGAAGAAGAGGATGAGTCTGACGATCCGGATGTGATCGCTTTAGGCAACGCCGCTGACAAGGGTGATGAAGATGCCATCGATCAGCTTACGTCGCTGGCTGAGGAGCAGGGCCTCGACCCCAATGACTACCCAGATAGTTGGCTGTCCATGGCAGAGACTATGACTGGTGACGCCGAAGAGAAGGAGGCTGGGGAAGAAGAGGAAGAAGACGTGTACGTGCCAGAGAAAGGAGACACGATCCTCTATAAACCTAAAGGTGCTCGCAAGTCCATTGAGTGCAACGTGCTAACTGTCAATAATAGTGACAGCACTAGTACGATCCAATCACTGGATGATGGCAAGAAATACAGCAACGTGCCTTGGTCCGCGTTTGTTATCTGATGCTTATAGTCTACTTTGTCGTGGTGATTAATTACCGATGAAATTAATCACCGATGGTATGGGAATAGCATCAAGGTGTGCCATACCCCTGAAAGAACGCCCAGGCGTTCCACGAATGAATGCTATACGACAGAGTAGACTAATAATGTCCCCCAGGCATCGCAAACTGTGGCACCCGCTGGAGGCGTTAGGTGGTGGGCTGGGTAACGATACCCTCGTAATAGCGCGTGCTATACCAGCCCACCACTACTTTTACTCTATAGGAGCGAATCAATGGAGATCAGACTGGTGGTTGAGATGGACGAAAAGGAAGTCAAGGATGCAATTATGATTGCTGCAAAAGTCAAGGCAACTGCTGCAAAAGTCAAGGCAGGAGACCCTAAGGGCGGATCGTCTATTCACTTTGTGTATGACGGCGACGAAATAGCAAGCGCTATCGTTACATTCCAGTATCAATAGCAAGCGCTATCGTTACATTCCAGTATCAGAAGAACTGATCGTGCCAAGAGTACCTAAGACTAAGTGTCTGGCGTGCGGCGGTACTGGTGTCAGTAGTAAGGACGCAACATGCCCGTGCAGAATAATAAGAAGAATCGATGGTCAAGGATCTAAGCAAGGTACTGCGGCGGGTAAAACGTCTGAACGATTCGTGGCAGAGAAGGCCAGAGATTCTGTTGTGCGGAAACGTACCAAAGCCGATGCACGGACTAGCCCCAAGGATCGTGCTGGGAGCTAAGTGGTGGAATCAGACGCGGCAGGCAGCGTACCGCAGCACGTTATGGCACTGTGTGGCCTGCGGAGTACCTAATCGCATCGCTAGGTTTCGGCAGTGGTTGGAGGGGCACGAGTTATACGAAGTAGATTATCCAGCAGGGCGTTTATACTACGTGGAAACCGTGCCCCTCTGCCACTGCTGTCACAATTACGTACATGACGGCAGGCTTTGTAGCCTATTGAAAAAGGACCAGGTTAGTTGCCAGAAGTACGTAGCTATAATACAGCATGGTGATGCGGTGCTAGCCCAGGCCGGGCTGAGTAAACCAGAACCATATCATGGTCCATTTGCCGAGTGGAGTAGTTGGCGGCTGGTATTACTCGGTAAGAAGTATCCGCCGATTTACAAAACCTATGAAGAATGGGAGCGAGCACATGGGTAGCGATACACGTACAGAACGAGTGTTTAATCTACATGATCATGCTAGGCTACCTAGCGGGACGGTGTGTGTAGTGTGGGGCTACGAGTGGAGTGACGGTAATAACACGGCTGGTAAACCGCGTATCAGATACCATGGGTGGTTCTACCATATCCGTGAAGAAGGCAGCGGCGATGAGTCCATTGTGCCAGAAGATACGCTGAAACGGGTGATAGAATAGTGCGTATCTCGCTAGATACTGAAACTACCGGACTGGACCTTAGGCATGGGGCCAGACCGTTCCTGGTTACTACTGCATTTGAGGAGGATAGCCAGGTTTACACGGACTATTGGGGACAGTGGCCAGTCGATCCTTACACCCGCAAGGTGCGAGCCAGGTGTAGTGACCTGGTCAAGATCCAGAGGTGGATGGACGATGCTACAGAGTACGTGTTCCAAAATCCCAAGTTTGACTTGACCGCGTTGTCTCTGCTGTTTGCTGACTACGGCATGACGTTCCGCTGGGACTGGAGTAAGGTACGTGATACTCTATTGGCCGGTCACTTACTGAAGAGCAATCAGCCTCATGACCTAACTACCATGACACTGGTGTACCTAGGGATCAACGTGCAGCCCTATGAGGACGAGATCAAGCGATGCACGGTAGAGTGCCGGCGCATGGCCCAGGGCCGTAACCCACAGTACAACTGGCGTATTGCCAAGGAGGACAGCCCAAAAGACCCTAGACCAGAAATGCCTAGTGCCAAGGGTGAAACGTGGAAGAACGACATGTGGCTGCCCAGCTATGTGGCCAAAGTAATGGACTACCACCAAGATCACGAGTACCGCATCGCCTGTGTGGACTATAGCGTCAGTGACAGTGACAGCACCTATAGGCTCTACGGTCATATGGAGCAGTTGCTGAAGGAACGAGGTTTGTGGTGTATCTACCAGGAGCGGCTCAAGCTGCTGCCTGTAGTCTATCAGATGGAGCAGTACGGCGTAACAGTCAACAAGGCCCGCTTGCGCAAGCTGCGGGACGAGTACCTGGCTGAGTCTGGCAAGGCTGGCAGTACGTGCTTGCGAATAGCCAAGGATTATGACTACAACCTACAACTGCCTAAGAGTGGGCGTAACGGCTCACTGACCAAGTTTGTTTTCGGTAGTCAGTACCTAGGTCTGGAGCCGTACGAAACCAGCGACAAGACCGGTGATCCCAGCCTCAACAAGCGGTGTAAGGAGCACTACGAGGTGGCACTAGACGAGGGATCACCGGCCTACGAGTTTATCACTAACCTAGGAGCCAAAACTAAACGGGATACTGCTCTGGGGTACATGGCAAGCTACGAGCGGTACTGGTTGCCCATGTCATTCCCTGATGGTGTAGAGTTCAATGTACTAGAGATGGCCAATGGCAAACCAGGTATTCACACTAGAATACGCCAAAGTGATACTTGGTTTAGACTACACCCCAGCCTGAACGCTACGGGTACGGATACCCTAAGATGGAGTAGCAGCAACCCGAACGAGCAGAACATCAGCAAGAAGGAGGGATTCAACCTGCGGTATGGGTTTGGTCCTGCTCCTGGTAGAGAGTGGTGGAGCGGTGATGCCAAGAACATCGAGCTGCGCATACCGGCCTACGAGAGCGAGCAGCAGGAGCTGATCGAGCTGTTTGAGCACCCAGACACGCCGCCGTACTACGGCAGCACGCATCTACTGAACTTTCACACGGTCTACCCTGACATCTGGGACGCCGCCCTGAAGAAAGTAGGACTAGAGAAGGTAGGCCCGTACTGTAAGAATATCTACGCCAGTAGTTGGTATCAGTACTGTAAGAATGGTGGATTTGCGGTACAGTACGGCGCCATAGAGATTGAGGGTAAGGAAGGCACGGCCGACAAGGCGTTTCACCGGCTAGGCAGCCACGCTAAGCTTAAGGCTAGGTTTGACAAGCTGGAGGCATTGAACAACGGCTGGATAGCAGTGGCCAACGACTGTGGCTACGTCGAAACTTTGCCAGACAAAACAGTAGACCCTGACCGTGGCTACCCTATCTGGTGCAGCCGTAGCCGACACGGACACGTCAAGCCCACCATCCCGCTGAACTACCACGTGCAGTCCACGGCGATGTGGTGGATGATGAAGGCCATGATCCGAGTGCAAGCGTACCTGGACGATCTAAACGCCGTTGAGCCCAAGTACTTCATGGTCTGTCAAGTTCATGATGAACTCGTATTCGACTTCCCATACAGACCCAACAAAGGAAATATGCCTAAGATTAGGAAGCTTAGAAGACTGATGGAGCAAGGCGGAGACGATATCGGACTACCGACCCCAGTAGCATTCACCTATCATCCAGAAACATGGGCAACTGGAGAGTCAATACTATGAGCCTAACTGGTAGATTGGAGTGAAGTAGTCAAATGCCAAAATTACCGACTAGTAAATTCAACATACCGATTAAGTTGTGCCATGGTAAAGGTCCAGCATATAGTCGAGACGGTATGTGGGTTGAATGCACCTACCACAAAGCATCCACTGTTGTTGTGTGTTGTATTCAAGTGGACTATTGCGGATGTCAAAGAGGGGTACACCTGGAGATTAAATGGCTGGATCATAAAGGCGTGTACTTGTTAGATGGTTATTCAGAACCATCCATGTCGCCTACCAAGAGTATGCAGTGCAATGTAATGGCTTATGCTGATACGTTTGAACAATCCATAACAGATGGCAAGGCGTATGTGGTCAAGGCGCTGGAGTTTGTTACAACGAAGATCAGGCAAGAGATAACTAGGCTGCATAAAGACCTGAACAAACTGGAGAACTACAGATGAAAATCTTAGAAGTAGCTAAGCTGTCGCCACAGGAACGGTTCCTATACTGGATTAAGGAGCGTGAGTCTATACGCTTGAAGAAAGAGGCTGGTAAACCTAAGCCATGGACTGATGATGAGATATTGCAGCTGTATAGGTTCTGCAATGTACGTCGCATGGACGACCGCGTCAGCCAGTGGTTGCTACACAACTGGTATGAGCCTAACTATGACCACGAAAACATGGTAGTGGCTTGCGTGTTGGCTAGACACTTCAATACCGAGGGTGCGTGTAAGTGTTTACACTTCCCCTCTGTATGGGCTCCCAAGGTTTTAATGAGTAGGTTGTCTAAGTACAAAGCACAGGGGCATAACTTGTTCAATGCAGCCTACACTATCCACGCTAGCAAGGACTTCCCAAATAAATCCCGGATGGTGATCATGCAAACGTGTCAGCAATTCGTTGATGCACCCATTGTCCCGCATGATTACGATACTATGGAGAGATTCGTAATTGACTTGCAAAGGTACAAGAGCATCGGTAGTTTTATGGCTGGACAAATTGCAGCGGATTTGAGATGGTCTACTAGTTGCCGTTGGAGCGATATTGGATCATGGGCACCGTTAGGGCCAGGTTCAAGCAGGGGGATCAATAGGTTGCTCGGATTGCGTACTGAGTCTAAGATCAACCAACATGTCTTTAATGACCACATGGACAAAGTTATCAGCTTATGTGCATGCCGCTTACAGTCTATAACTAGCAGATTGGAAGCAATCGATATACAAAATTGCTTGTGTGAGTTCGATAAGTATTGTAGGGCACTGTTAGGCGACGGCAAACCGAAACAATACTATGACGGGGTGGGTGTAATTGAGCTACGTAAGCCTCAACGTATGATATTACAATCGCTGTTAAGGTCTCGCAATGCGCTGTCAAGAAATCAGATTGCTGAAAGATCGGGCGTTGATCCTACGAAGATAGGTGATTATGCTGGGCCACGGCCCTACAATCAAGCTGACAAAGCTGTTAAGCGATGGAACTTTCCGGCTTTAGATACGCTAGGGATGGTTGCCATTAAGCAGCACGATGTTGGTGGAAGGGATTTAATGTTGTACACAATAACCCCACTAGGTGTAAGTACCCTAAAGGAGTAAGATAATGCCAAAAGTGCCTAAGAAGCATGTACCAAAAGTGCCTAAGAAGCATGTACCAAGTAGTGCAAAACGCTCATTGATATACCCAGAAGTTAGCGTCAGTATTTGCACTGGTCATGACTCGCTAACATGCGACCAAGCTGTGCAATTGATGGGGTGGGTTTCTGAGAGTACATCAGTAAAATTTCACGATGACTACTTGTTTAAGGACGATAACGGTGCGAAAGTGCGATGCACAAACAACTGCAAGAATAGGCCATTCGATGAATCGTGGGCTAGGTCTATCGCTCAAGATATACTCAATAAACAGTGGAAGCTGAACTTGGAAACTGTCATCATAGGAAGTACAGGTCAAGTTCTCAGTGGTCAACACAGGTTGTGCGCTCTGATACTAGCATGCCAAATGTGGGCAAAACATGACTATTGGCACGAGACGTGGGATGGTGAGCCTACTATTGATACGTTGGTGGCGTTTGGCGGTGATGAAAGCGAGGAATTTACCAGGACATTGGATAATGTCAAGCCGCGTACACTAGCTGACGTATTATTTACGTCTGGTATGTTTTCCCATCACAGGCCTAAGGATCGTAAGCATGTTACTAGGATGCTGGACTACGCAATTAGATTGCTGTGGGAACGTACTGGAGCATCCAATAACGCATTCTTGCCGCGCAGAACCCACAGCGAGGCTTTAGAGTTCATTAGCAACCACCCGTCAATCGTAAAGTATGTTAACCACATTTACGAAGAAGACGCCCGAGGTTCACTAAAGAAACTAATGAGTCTTGGGTACTCATCAGGGTTGATGTACCTAATGGCTGTTTCTGCCAGTGATTATGGGTTATACGCAGATGGTGGTAGGTGTGAGAATGCATTAGATATGGAGTACGAAGAAATGTCCTATGCATTCTGGACAGAGTTGGCTGTAGGCAATTCGCTAAATGCTGTAAAAATTGCATTCACCGCCAGTGACGAGAATGACGAGTTAATACGAGTTGACGAGAAGATTGCGATGGTATGTAAGGCATGGAATGCGTTTAAGGTGGGTGAGATTGTTGACGATGCTACAGTAACACTCAAGTACTCCATGGATGATGCAGGATACCCTTACTTGGATGAGCATCCTAACGTAGGGGGCATTGATGTTAACTAGATCATATAGGGAGGTTAGCTCAAGGGCATGCAAGAGACTGGTTTTAGATCACCACTACAGCGGAAGAATGCCCTCTAATATCCAATTGTGCTACGCTGACACTACGTCACCACCTTTGACAGTATTGGCGTGTGCATTATTCTCCATAGCTGCTGGTCGGTGGGAAGCGTCGAACCTATGGGAATTGACCAGATTGGTCAGACTGGATGACTACGACACCCAGCTAACAAGGTTGATTGGAAAATCAATCGGCTACATTAGATCGCGCAAGTTAACTGACTTAGTGTTATCGTTTGCAGATCTGGAGGAAGATCACCATGGTGGAATTTACCAGGCATCATCTTGGATCTATAGTGGTCCAACTGGATCTAGATTAGATGGGTTCAACGTAGACGGCGTATTTGTGCCAGCCAGGACGTGTAACGTGCGATACGGCACTAGTAGCGTGGATGGCGTAATCAGTGCTGTACCAGATTCGCTTGTTGAACCGCACTATGATCAAGGTAAGCACCTCTATTGGAAGCCTCTGAATAGGGTTGGAATGCAACAGGCAATGCGTATGGGGCTAAAGAGCTTGCCATACCCTAAGCCGATGCTAATAAACGGGGTGCCTACCAATCGCAGCCAATCTGAGTTCATGGCCAAAGGCAAGGTAAATTTAACCGCCAGCACCCATACCATAAACCACGCCGATGCAAAGCCCCTGCAACTTGGAAAAGTAATGGCGCACAAAAAAGGCCCCAGGTAATCCTGAGGCCTACGGTCGTTAGCGTTGCGCGATATCATTGGCATTTCTTGGCGAGTGCACGACCCGCAGCCTCCAATGCATATACGTACCCTCGGACTCTCTCAATGGTGGATATGGTGATGAGTTTCTTGGCCTCTAGATCTTTCAGGCTATTCAGCCACGCACCACTATATTTGCCGTCACGGCCGATGCCGACCCCGTCTTTGAGGTCATTCATACTGATTTGTTTTTTGGCAGCGAAGAGTACACGCAATATGCGTACCTGGTCAGTAGTAATTCCTAGCCTCTTGGATGCATCCTTAGCCCCGTCATCCTGCCGCTTGGATTGTGCATCCTTCTTCACTTGGGCCTTCTTGGGGGTTGCGGCCTTCTTGGTGGACTTGGTGGCGGGGGTCTTCTTCGTGGTCTTCTTGGTAGCCATCGTTTCGCTCCTTAGTTAGATTTTCGACAGGCTGGAACACCCAGTCAACAACCTTATCATAGGGACCTTATCGGCAAAAGTAAAGCACAAACCGCTGGAAATTTGAGCTGGAAATTTGAGGGGTTTTGGAAAGTATTTATAATACCTTATATAACAACACCTTACGACTGGAGAAATACCATGCAATTGACCGTCCGTAACGTGAATCACGCCTTCTACGAGCTGGTTTCTGGGATCGACTCCGGCAAAATTCCCACCGTTCGCAGGCCCAGTAGGGTGGGCGAGATTCTTCAGATTCCGGAGCCTCTACTACTCACCTACACCCATCCACGGGAAAAGGTGTTGTTGAACCCTGCACGAGACTGCAACCCGTTTTTCCATCTGTACGAATCTCTATGGATGCTGGCCGGTCGCAACGACGTAGCACCGCTGGCGTGCTACAACAGCCGGATGCCTGAATTCTCTGATGATGGCTCCACGTTCCACGGTGCCTACGGCTATCGCTGGCGCAAGTGGTTCGGGTTCGACCAGTTGGATGCCATCGTAGACGAATTACGTAAAGACCCTAACAGCCGTCGATGTGTACTTCAGATGTGGGACTCAACAGTGGAGCCGCCTCATACAATAGAATGTAGTGATCCGTACATGGCTGTCAACGGGGGCAAGGACGTGCCATGCAACACCCAAGCCTACTTCTCTGTAAGAAGGGAGTGTGTTACTCTCCCAGATTATCACGACCAAACAGATGGTAGCTACGCCGAATACCTGGACATGACAGTCTGCAATCGCAGCAACGATATCGTTTGGGGTATGTTGGGAGCGAACGCTGTGCACTTCGCTATTCTCCAGGAGTACCTAGCCGCGAGAATCGGCGTGGAGGTAGGTGTGTACAACCAATTCACGAACAACGCTCACGTCTACACAGAACGGTTTACGCCTGAGAAGTGGCTAGATGGTTGGGAACCTAGTTACCCAATCTACAAGAAACGGGATATGGATATTCCTCAAGAAGAGTTGGAACAGTTCGTTGCAGACCAGTCGGCGTCAGATTGTACTGGTGAGTACAACCACCCGTTTTTGGAACATGTAGCGAAGCCGATGTGTTGGGCATTTCATGCACATAAGGAACGGAATGGAATGGCCGTTGGTATAGCAGACACGATCGCTTCCCTCGATTGGCGGGAAGCTGCCATAACTTGGCTGTGTAGGAGGGCGAAGTGAAATGCCTGATCCAGTGTTGACCGAGGCTGATTTCGTGCGTAGATACTATGGAGTTTGATAGTAAGGTATAATAAGTAGGGCACCAGTTAAGTGGAGGAAATACCATGGCGTGTGTGACAATTTAATACTTCAAATTATCAAAGGAAAAAGGTGGCCTCATGTCTCATGATCCAGTTCTGACGAAGAAAGACTTCGTCAGGAGGTACTCTTAGCTGGCGAGTTCGGCAACGCAAGTCCTACTTGGCCTACGGTAGCCGACTATTTAGCATCATCTTATGATGGGTTAGTGCATTTACGTAATCGCGTAAAGGGTGGACCGACACATTATAACCAGACTCGCGATCAGGTTAACGGTAGATACTTTCTGCCTACTGACAATTTCTACGTATCAGCTATGGCCCCCCATGAGTACAATTTACTACAGGGTGAGGTGCAGCAAGGTGTGTGGGGGTTGGAATTATATTGCTCACCGTCTGTAGGATTGCCTATGCGCGATGCACTGCGCGAAGTATCCTACAGCCTGCGAGGATTATCAGCTACACAGATCCTACGTAGTAAAATGAACGATTTAAGTTGGCAATGGCTGGAGTATCTACTTGAAACGTATCCAGATCATGTCGTAGAGTTCTCGTGCTTCAGTAAATGCTGGGGTACGGTCCCCGGCTATAATACAGTCTTTTGGGAGGTTCGTGCATTTTGACTAAACTTGGAAGACCACCTAAATCTAAGATAATTTGACTAAGGAGAAGTTATGAACCCTACTGAGTACCAAAACCTGGCAGCGCGTACAGAATGCGATCAGGCAGCAGCTCGTGAGCGAATGACGGTTGCCAGACCGTACAGTGACGTACTCACCACGGTTGATGGTAGTAGGCTATTCCCTATTCGCATGAATCACGCTCTAATGGGTATGATGGGCGAAGTCGGCGAGCTGGCTGGGGCAATTGAGAACTGGATTCAGTACAATCGAGGACTGGACCTGGTAAACATCAAGGAAGAGTTGGGGGACCTGATGTGGTACATCGCCCTGATGTGTAATGCTTCAGGCATCTCACTAGAAGAGGTGATGGAGAAGAACATCGCCAAGCTGAGGCTGCGGTATCCAGACAAGTACAGCGACCATAATGCCGCGGAAGAGAACCGTGACCGTGCCGCAGAAAGGAACGCCCTAGATGACTGACGTACCAGAGGGAATAGCCCCCTACTTATCATTAGGAGTGGATCTAATCCCTGGTCAAGGTAATTGGACCGGAAATTGCCCGCTGTGCAATACTGATGGTAAACTATCAGTTGAAGAGAAGACCGGCAAGTACCGTTGTTGGTCGTGTGAATCTACCGGCAATGCTTGCTTGTTTGTAGAGAAACTGTGGGAGTCTCTAGACTCTGCTACGAAGTCCTACACATCTCTGGCTGTAGATCGAGGGTTGCAACCAGATACTCTCATGCAATGGGGGTTTTGCTGGAATTACCTGAATGCATCATGGTACTGTGCCGGTTACAACGAGTCTGGGAGTATCCGTAACATGTACCGCTACGCCAAGACTAGGGATGGTAAACGTAGATTGCAAGGCACCACCGGACTGAGCCAGCAGATGTACGGTGTCAACCTCTATGATGGTAGTAAAGAGCACGTTATGATCGCCGAGGGCGCATGGGACGCTATGGCCTTATGGGAGCACATGGCTACATGCCGCTGGAACGATGACCGTCTGGTATCCACTGCAAGCAGTCAGAACCTACTGGCTCAAACTAATATACTAGGATTGCCGGGCTGTACTACGTTCTTCCCCAAGTGGGGCAAGTTACTGGCCGGTAAGATAGTGACAGTCATGTTTGATAACGATCATGAAAGAATTCACCCTTCTACTGGTAAGGTAATCGCTTCTGGTGCATTGATGGGCATGCATAATTTGATCGATAAGGTGGCTGGCACGGCTAACCAGCCTAAGGAGATTCACTACTTGCGCTGGGGAGACGAGCAGGACTACTGGACTAAGGACCTACCTCACGGTTACGACGTAACAAATGCACTGAGGAGCTAGTTATGCCTAAAATCATCATAGATTACCCAGAGCAAGTTTCTAACATAGCTGCTCTGAACTACGTTCAGTCAGTAGTACGACAAGGAAAGGTCAGCGAAGCACGCGGCTACAAAAAATACTGTCATGCCACCGTGTTCAAAGTTGAGTCGCTCGGCAATCTGGTCGTGTACTGCCGGGACAAGCGTAAGAACGACGGCCCGGACTCGTTCGACGTACGACTGGGGACGACGTAGTGAAGGGCCATCGTACGATAGCTATCCTGGAGGTAATGTGGGGAGATCCGCCGAAGACCAGCATGGCCAATCCTAACTACCTGGCGCAGGCTCCGCGGTGCTTCCGGATTAACCCCCAGAACCATAGCGGACGCCGTTTGTACACTTTGCTGGGACATCGTAACCTACTGGTGACCAATGCCTGCCCACAGTTAGTAGACTCGTCCAGAGGTTGTGGCAACCCGGACGCTGAGTGGCTCAAGGAGTCGCTGCTGGAACTATGGCCGTTCGATCTGCTGCTGGTCTGTGGTAGCGTTGCCCAGGATACGTATGGCCAGATTGATCTAGGCTATTCGTGCCGTACGCTGTACATACCTCACCCGGCAGCCAGGCAGTGGAGTCGACGCGACCAGTCATTTGCTGCTGCTATCATCCAAGAAGGTAAGGCTGACCTCCACTTACGATTCCGTAATGGTAGACTCAGGGCACAAATCCTAACACAGTAGAGATAGAGGGTTAGCTAACAAGCGGTCAGTGTGGACCGTGGCTTCGGAGGCATATGCTGGTGCACACTTTGCTACGTTCCCTCGTAAGCTGATCACACCTTGTATTCTGGCTGGTACGTCTGAGAAAGGTTGCTGTAGTTCGTGTGGTAGTCCCTGGAGAAGAGTAACCGATGTGGAGAAGCTAACACGGGTTAGACCCAACGATTATGTCAAGCGTACCGGGGAACCAGGTACTGGCAACAGTTGTGCTAACAGCGTAGCAGGTGTGTCAGTAAAGACCTTAGGGTGGGAACCTACGTGTAGCTGTGATGCTGACGTGAGGCCGTGCGTAGTGCTTGACCCATTCGTAGGCAGTGGTACGACGTGCTACGTGGCGGTGACGAACGGCCGATGGGGGTGGGGGATCGACCTGAGTGAGGAGTACCTACGTAATAACGCGATACCCAGGCTGGAGGGTATAGGTATTTCCTACCCAGCATATTCGGGGATGTTTAGTTATCCCCATAAAGCGGTATTCTAGGCCCCCTAAAGTAGGGTATAATATAGGTTTACAGGGCGACAGGAAGTACACGATATGCCGAGAGTACCCGTACCGAGCGAAACATCCGATTTAAGGCCCCTAGCACGCCGTCTAAGGGCCTTGCAGGACCTCCTGAGTAATGTAGTACCCGTACCCGAGGAGTGGCTAGGAGGACGCGCTAGGGCTTCTGCGAATGTAGCTACCCTGACCCCCTGCACGTCGTACGCCAAGCTGGTCAACGCCTGGCGGCAGGCTCTGCGGTGGACGGACGGGCTGGACTGCTCTCTGAGCGTAATGCTGGCTGCCAGTGCCAGTACGTGCCTGATGGGAGAACAGCTCTGGTTCAAAATCATTGGCCCACCTAGCTGCATTGGTCCAGACACGCCAATCTATGACCCAGTGGCTAAGACCACCAAGACAGTGTATGAGCGATGGAAAGATGGCAGTAAGTTCTGGGTACTGTCAAGGAGGGTGGATGGCTCTTACGTGACAGCAGAAGCGCTGCCCCCTCAACAGCACCCAGAAGCAGAACTCGTTAGATTGGATTTTGCATCTGGTAAGTCAATCGTGACTACTTATGGTCACAGGATCTGGAATGGGTCTTCTTACTGTGACGTTGCTTCCATCGTTCGTGCCTTGCCTGAATGCGGGACTTACCGTCTTCCGTCTTGCGAGGAGGAACGCCAGATTGTTGAAGCGCACGACGCATCACAACCTGACCAATGTGTAGGTGCTGACATATCTCAGTATAGGTTTGACCGTTCTGGTACATCACCACAGCTTCACGTTGCTTCCACTCAGGACATTTCACAGGCATCACTGTACTCCGTTGCTAAGGGTAAGGTATTGGCGAACCTATTAATCTTACCCGTATTTGATCACATAGTAAACGCCACACCGTTAGGTCTTGGGCATTACTACGATTTCTGTGTGCCAGAGACGGGAAATTACTGGGCTCAAGGAGTATTTCACCACAACTGTGGCAAGACCACGGTGTTGGAAGGTCTCTCGATCAACAAGCAGTACGTGTTCAGCAAGGACAGTATACGAGGGTTTTATCAGGGATGGAAATCAGAAGACGGTAGTGACCTGTCCATCGCTGCGATGGCCAACCGCATGACGCTGGCTACCAAGGATGGGGACACGCTGCTGAAGAGCCCTAACCTGTCACAGATCCTCAGCGAGGCACGAGGGTTGTACGACCGTGTAGGGCGCACGCATTACCGCAACGCGGTAATGAACGAGTACGAGGGCCATCGTATGACATGGCTGCTGGCTGGCACTAAGTCTCTGCGTGAGATCGACGCGTCAGAACTAGGTACCAGATTCCTGGACTGCGTGGTTATGGATGATATAGATGATGAATTTGAGGATGAGGTAATGTGGCGTGCCGTCAATCAGGAGGCCGAGGCCATGATGGCCGAGAGCAACGGCGACCCAGACAATCACCATCCAGAGGCCCTAACTCGCGCCATGAAGATGACCGGTGGGTACTTGTCCTATCTGCGTGAGAACGTGGTAGATCTATTGAGTCGCGTAGAGTCTCCTCCGGAAGACCGTCGTACCTGTGCTGCTTATGGTAAGTTTACGGCCTATATGCGTGCCAGACCGGTTAGGGGAGTGGACGACAACGAGGTGGACCGGGAGTTTGGGGCTAGGCTGGGCAAGCAAATGGCTCGCCTGG